ATGGTGAGATAATTTTTCATATCTTCATCTACAATAAACTTCAAAGACAAATCACCGTAAGTAACTCCACCAGAAGCAGCAATCGGAACTCCTCTGAATCTTGTTTGAACTTCAGCATTGCCTACGCTGATATCAGGAACCTTTGCTCTTTGGCAAAAGAAATCTACGCCAGCAAAAATTTCTAGATTCATCTTGAATCCTGCTGGTGCTAGAAAATTTCTATTCCCTGGTTGTTCTTCAAACCATTTTGCTGGCATAATCTTATCCTTTTTTTACTATTTATTTCCATAAAAAAAGACCCCCTTTATGGGGGTCAGTCTTATTCAAGCAACTCTTTTGAAAAAGATTCCTGGTTCATAGTTTCCATCTGGCTTATCGATAGAAGCGAATTCCCATCGTTGCCCTTGACGAGTTAATTTTGCAGGAACATCAGGTCTTTTTTTTCCACCAAGTTCTTCGTAACTCATATAAAATCCTTCATTAACCTGTATGCTATACCAGGGATACCGACATCGACCGCTGCGGTTGCGGTTGAAGATGTTGGTTGGGAAATCTCTGGAAGTAAAAATTGTGGCCATAACTAAAATGGTTGATTATGGAAAAAGTATAACACGGATTTAACCCGTTGTCAAGCCATAAAAAAAGACCCCCATAGGGGGTCTTGAGGAGTTACCCGAAAATCAGGTGAGGTTGATAACCTGAACTCTTCTGTAATACTGGTTAGTATTAGCGGTAAGAGTTGAACCATCAGGAGTAGCACCAGCAATACCGTTGCTCTGAGTGGTTGAAACGAATGGGTTGCTGACCATGCCGTAACGGGTCTTAAAGCCAATCTTAGGCTGGAAGGTGTCGGGGTTGATCGAACGAACCATCTGGAGGGGAACGTATGGGCAATAGAAGAGTCCAGCATCATAAGGTGATGTACCCTTATAACCCATGACGTAGTAGTGCTTAGCAGCAGCGCCTTGTGAATAAACAGGAGCACCGAATGGATCGATGTAGACGCGGATACCGCCTTGGAGAACACCAGCGAATACGTTACCAGTGTCATCAACATTCAATGAAGTGTTGAGAGCAGGTGCGTAGTCAAGAGCGCCAGCAAGGTTAAGAGCTGAAGCAACGTCTGCTGAACAGATAACAAAGTTACCTTTGCCTCTACGTGTCAACTGACCGATAGCGTTAGCATCGCGCTGAAGTTGGAAGAGCATACCCTTGAACTTCTCTGCCTGCCAACGACCGTTTGAGTCAACGTCAAGGTCGAAAACGCCAGGAGTAGCAACGTCTTGTTGAGCACCCTTTTGAGCAACGGTGTAAACAGTACGGATGATCTCTCTGTTGATTTCAGCAAGGATTTCGCTGGAGAGAATGTTTGCTAGTTCCTGCTCAGCATCAAGACCATGAATAGCCTTGAGGTCTTGTGCGAGTTCTAGGGTGTAGTCTGCCTTGAGAGCACGAGTCTTAGCGGTAACCGAGGTCTTCTCGATGCTGAAGCTCATTTCGCGGAAAAGAGCAGCAGCTTCGCCTAGAGTTTCTGAAGTCTCACGAGCCATGCCGCGAGCAACTTCATAAGCGTTAGCAGCAGGTGAAGCATCGTTAAGGATAGCTGGGTTGTTACCTTCAGCATCTCCACCACTACCAGCAGCGGTGCGAACGTTGTATGAACCTTGAGTATTACCATCGTTACCAGCAGAGAATCCTGAATCTGGTTCGTAGTAAAGTGCTTCTTCGCCATTTCTCGCTTCGTAACGAGCTCTCATTGCGAAGATAAGTCCAGTAGGACCGCTCATTGGTTGAACGCCAGCGATGTCATAAGCGACAAGGTTAGGCATTGAACGGCGGATTAGGCTGATTAGGATAGGATCGAAACCAGCAAGTCCTGTTGAACCTGAGTTTGAAGTAAGAGCACCAGCTCCAACACCACCAATAGCACCAAGGCTGTTGACGGATACTTCGTTTAGCATACCGTGCTCTTCACGGACTGCTCTTTCTTGGTTTTCTAGCAGGGCGGCGGTAACTGCTCTACGGTATGGATCTTTGATCTCATTGAGACCAGTTCCACTAGCGTTAAGGACAGGTGCCCACTTTTCCTGCAAAAGTCTTGAATCTGACATTTGCTTTAAACTCCTTTGAGTGTTTGGGTTTGTTAATTATTTATCGAAATGATTACTGCCAGCGTGAAAGAGTCTTAAGATATGCTGCCATTGCTGGTGACATATTCTCTTGACCTTCTACAACTGCTTCATCGGAAACTTGCTCAGTCACTACATGCTTAGGGAAGTAGCTGCTAATGAGAGTTGCGACTTTGTTCTTGAAGTCTTCTTCAGAAACAAACTCTACTCCTTCAGCAAGAGAAGCAAGCTTTTCTCTTTGAGTATCAACAAGACCTTCGCTCATTTGATTGAGTACGACGGTTTTGTGATAACCAGCGAGTTTATTATTAAGTTCAATGTTACGCTCAAGTTGTTCGTTGAGGCGACCTTCCATTTCACAAAGCTCCTCAGTCATTGTTTCTACAACATTGACTTTCTCCGAAGGGAGATCGAGGTAGTTTTCTTCAAAAACTTTTTTGAGACCACCCATGAACTCTTCTGCGATCTCAAGTTTGAGACCAGCATCAAGAGCCACTTGGTTCTCTTCTACCCAAGTAGTGATTGCGTAGTTGAGTGTTTCATCAACTTTGGTTGCGAGTGCCGCAATCTCTTCTTGAAGTTTGGCGGAGAACTGCTCTTCGAGTGAAGAAGCGATAGCAGTTACTTGCTCTTCGATTCTTGACTTAACAGCAGCTTCGAAGATTGTTGATGCTTTCGCTTTGAAATCTTCGGAGAACTCACCACCTTCGGTAAGGGCAGCAACATCTTCCGCAGCGGAATAGTCGATTGCTTCCATACCAAATACTTTTACTGTGTTTTGAGTCGTTGACTCAAGACCATATCCAGATGCCTTAACCGAAGGTGCTGGATCTTGACCCTTGCCTCTAGTTTGAGCATCGCTAACTTTTTTGATTCCGTTGGAAGCTTTAGCGCCTGGATTTTCCTCACCTTCGGGATCTTCAAAATCGGATCCACCGTTGTCTACTTCTGACTCAGAAGGAACAACTGAAGTTGGAACAGAAGGTCTAGGATCTTGACCCTTGCCTCTAGTTTGAGCATCGCTTACTGCTCCACCAACTGGTTGCATGAACTGACTACCAGAAGATTGACCAGGAACGATTGAAGGAGAGAGAGCACTTAGTCCAACTTCTGACTCAGTTACAAGCTCCTCAAACTTTTCGTTTAAGTTATCTGACATTTGAGATTCCTCGTAAATTCTACTATATGTTTATTCTATGATTATTTATGAAATTACAAACTTTGTAAGAAGTGGTTAAAGACCTTTAACGACCTCTCCTCAAGATTTTTTCTGGTAGATTCAGAAATATATCTTTTGTATTTAGCAACATTTACTTCTTTAATGATGCCATTTTCCCAAACCCACTCTTTACCTTCCATAATACCATTCACAAATGCGTCAGGTGCGGAAGGATCTGAAACGATATCAGCAGCAGTTGCTAGCATGAAATCATCACGAACATAATTTGCTCCGTTCTTCTCTTCAATGGAACCCATGCCTCTAGATGAAACACCAAGTTTAACTCCATTCTCTAAAAGATTCTTTGCAATATCTCCCATGGGGGTGGTGAGAATCTGTGCCTTACCAATAAAATTACTTCCTTCAGCTTTGAGAGAAACAATTTTGTGTGACACACGATCAAGGTTTACAGTAGGACCATCTGGGTGTCCTAGTTCACCAAGGGCACGACCAGCACCAACATACTGTTCGTTGTATCTACCAACTTCGCGCTCTAGAACGCCAAATGGATATACGCGACCGTTGCGGTTTTTGATATCTGCTTGAAGGAAAACTCCTTCAATATACAGATGCTTTTTACCATTTGCTTCTTCTTCAAGAACTTGTACGCTCTCGAAATTGCCCTCGGTGATTAACTTCATTGCTCTGTTTCCTCTGGTGATTCGAACTCTACCTCCTCTTCTGGAGAATCAAAGAATGACTTAGCAACAATCTGCTTATAGTCTCCCATTGCTTGTGATGCTTTTCCGTAAAGGATATCAGCAATCTTATCTACGGCAGCGAGGCGGTTGCCATCGCGCACGGCATTTACAACTTCAATAGTGTCCATTTAATTTAACCTTATAATAAACTATTTATTTTTCTGATGTTTTGGGTTTAGATGGTGCAGTAGGAGCTGGTGGTGGTGGAGGCATTGCTCCAACTTCCAGTGATGCTGCATTCATTAGATTGGTGTGGATAGGATCGGGGATCTTACCATCAGCAATTTCAGCATCCATTTGTTTGGTGATCTCATCATACTCAGTATCAGACTGCATTAGAACTTGCTTTCTGACATACTCAATAGAATAATATTTACCCAAGAAAGGATCTAGTTGGGTAGCAACTTGTAGGCGGTTGCCCATAAGTTCTGCTTGCTTGAGTTCTTCAAAATGATTATCAAAATGATAGTCATATTGGATATGCTCTTGCATCTCTTCCCAATCTTCAGGTGCAATAACACCTTTTAGAATGAGTTGAGTTTTGAGCATATCGTGGAACAATACGCTAAACTTTTTGCGAAGTCTTCCAATCCACTTAGAAAACTTAAGTTCATCACGCAAGATTTCAGATGAACGACCAAGTGAGAATCCTTGGTTAGCATCATCCAAACGTGATGGTGGGAGGTTCAATGAATTATATAGTTTCTTTTTAAAGTATTCAACATCCTTCAACTCTCCCAGATTTTGACCACCAGGCAGAGTTGTGATTTCAGTTCCTCTGCCGCCTTCACGACGAGGGAGCCAGAAATCTTCAAGCATACTCATATGCTTTTTGTCGTCACGAATCTCACCTGTCTGTGCATCGTAAACAAGTTTGTTTCTATAACGCGCCATTGTCTCGCGTAGGTATTGCTCTGCTTTTACCTTTGGTAGATTACCTACATCGATGTAGAAAATTCTTCTTTCTGGTGCGCGTGACAAACGATAGATAACCAGCGCATCTTCGATCATGCGAATCTGGTTAAGTGATTTGATTGCCTTGTGTAAGAAACTCAAGACCATCTTTTTGTTAAGATCTTGAATACCCGATTGAACATAAGTGATAGCATCGTTCGCAATCTTGACGCCACTTGTTGCGTTGTTAACGTCAAAGGTTGAACTGATAAATCCCTTAGGATTATACATGTAGTAATCAATATACTCACCAAAATCATATTGGTAAGCAGTTCCTTGAATGCCTTGTAAATTTTGTGCTAGTTTTGGATCTTTATTTTGAACTCTTACTTTCTTGATTCTAAGTGGATCAATGTATCTGAGTTCAAGAATACCCGCTTTAGGATTAGCAAGATCGATGACTTTATGATAATATAACCTACCATCAATATACCAAGTTCTAAAAATTTCATGAGCTCTGGTATCAAAGTGCAGTAGACGTTTGATATAATCAAACTCTTCTCTGATTCTTTTTTTGATTGATTCGCTAACTTCTAAATTTGAAAGTTCAATAGATACTGGTGAATCATCCAAACCAGAATTAATTGATTCGTTAACAATCTCATCAATAGCGGAGTCAACTTCTGGGTGCATCGACATATCACGATAGCGCCTAATGAGGTCAAACTCATTACGCGCTACGCCATCAATATCCACATACGAACCAAAGTAACCACCTGCTACAGTGGTTACCGCGTCGTCAGCAGCTGGAGGAATTGGGGATTGACCTTTCAATTCCTCCTGTTTGCTTTTAATTGAAAATCCAAATAGTTGACTCATATTTAAATTATCTCACTTGTTGATCTATTTATCTATCAAGCAATAGTGCCATTGCTGACGCCTTGAGCAGCAGCATTAGAATTTCCACCTGATGCTACTACATTCCAGTATTGAAGTTGGAACTCAACTGTGAAATCTTCGATCTGATCGTTGCTATCATAAGCAAGATCAATCTGAGATACGTTAGTTGGGAAGCAACCGACTAGTTTGTAACTTCTTAGAACACTACCAGAAGCTGTTGAATCTCTTTCCAATTGTTGGATTGTGATGTCAGCAGTATAACCAGCAGTATCTGGAGTCCAGATAGCAGCAGTGTTTGCTTCGTGTGCGTTGATAGATTGCATCCATGCTTCCATGGAGTGTCTGATTTTGAAGTTTCTGTCGTTGATGAAAGTAGCAGTCCAAGTGTCGAAGGTTCTGTCACCTGCGACTTTAACTGTTCTTCCTCTGAAAGGAACTTCGATAACACCTAAGTTTGATGCTGGGAGAGCAGCAGACTTACAAAGGAGACCTGTTAATTCAACATCTCCATTGATGTTTGTTCCCCCTGCTGGAAAAACAAAACTTGCTAGAAACAGGTTAGGGCGAACGCCCTGCTTAACCTGATTTAAAAATTGACTTACGTTACTGGTGATTGCCATTGATCTTTACCTCTGGATAATTGTTTAAAAAGAATTAACGACCTGTTACTTCAGAAAAACTCACTCCAGATCTCGTAGCAACAAACGTGATAGTGATGTAGTTGATTGAACGAGTTGGTTTTACATAAATTTCAGCAACGAATTCGTTTCTATCAATGACATCCGAAGTGTTGTTTGATTCATCACAAACAACGAGGAAGTCAGTAACACCTCTCTTAGATTGAATCTCGGAAAGGAACGAATTAGCAGCACTTGAGAAAGAACTGCGAGTTGTGGTGTCGTTGAGTTCGAATAGAACTGTCTTTGCTAGTTGACCGATTCTCTTTTCCATTGCGAGGAAGAGGCGGCGAACGTTGATACGATCAAACGCACTTGGAGTAGCAAGAGCAGTTTTGTCTCCGAAGAGAACTACGCCTTGACCAGGGAAAGAAGTGATTGGATTGATTCTCTTTTGATAAAGTTTGTCTCTATCTGACTTAGTAGGAACGTAAGCAAGCTTAACAGCGTTCTTAATGTTACCTCTATTTAAACCAGCAGGAGATACCCAATCTTCTGAGTTAGCAGATGTCTGAACACAAACACCAGCAACGTCAGCATTACATGGAATGTAACGGTAAGCATCATTGTACTTATCGTAGATATACTTGTAACCGCTATCTAACACAGCGTATGAACTGCTACCGATGCTATCAAAGAATGATAGGATCGCATCTCTTTGAGCGGAAGGTGAAGAGATTGAAACAAACCCATTGTGTGGGGAAACAAACGCAACACAATCTTTTCTAGATGAAGCAATATCAATTACTTTCTGTGCTTTGGTTACTTGGTCTGCCTGTAGACTGAGACTTCCACCAGCAAGGATGAAATCGATTTCGATTGCTTCAGTATCAGATAGAAGATCAAAAGCAGTGGTGATGGTCGAAACGTTAGTTACATAAGCATCAACACCAGCACTGAATGTTAGAGTTGCGTTGCCAGCGGCAGGAGCAACTGTTCCAGCGTAGATGTAAGATGACTTGTTAGCAATTGCGTTAACATAATAAGTTGAACCACCTTGGTCATCCTTTGCGGTTGATAGGCGTGAAACATAAAGGAATGTTTCTAGAATGTTGTTGTTAGCATCTAGAACAGCAATGTGAAGATCATTTGCTGTGGATGGTTTAGCAGCAATCGTGTTCCACTTAGTTGAACCATAAACATTTTCGGTATCATAACTACCAACCGAACCATCGATTGTTACAACCTTGATTCCGTTTGCCCATGTACCAGGAGTGCGAGCAGCAAACTTCCAAGCATAACCAGAATAGTTTGCTAGGTAATGATCGTATGATTTGATGGTTGGAGCAGTAACACCAGCAACTGTAATGAATGGATATGCAGTTGAAAGTGTGGTGGTAGTTCCAGTAGCGACAAATGATAATAGAGCAGCAGTAACTGTTGCGCCTGGTTGTGCTACAGCAGTTGTTCCTAGTTGTGCTCTTGTTACAACAATTTGGTTGCCGTCAACAGAAGTAATTCTTACAATTTCGTTGGCAGCATTAGATCCAGCACCACTATTTGTTAAGCGAACGTATGAACCAACTACGAAATTAGTTGAACTAGTTAAATCCAAAATTGTTTCAACCGCGTCAACCGTTTCAGTAACAACTGTTGTTGTTGCTCCATTGGTAAGAGTCCATTTTGTAACAGTTGCTCCACTAGCGTGATTTGCTTGGGTTGACCCAAGTTGTGCTCTGGTTACTGACAGTGAATCCGAACCGCCAGTAGTAGTTGCTGTTACAACAAAATATTCGTCATCAACTTTAACATAATCGGTTGCAGAAAATGAAGAAGCATTAGCAACATTTAATTTGCTTGAATCTGTTGTCGTAGAACCAACTTCTGATACACCGTTCTTGAGCGAAGCATCTTCGATTCTTACAATCTGAAGTTGACCGCCGTATGAAAGGAAGGTTGCTGCTGAGAACCAATCCTCGTAGTTATTGTTGTTTGGTGCCCCGAATGTTTCTAAGAGTTCTCTTTCGGTAGCAATATTTGTAATTACTCCGACTGGTCCTTTTTCGAAACTACCAACCAATGCAGCACTATTTGCTTGCTGGTTTACGATAGTTTGACCAGTTAAATCACGTTCTCTTAGAACAATTCCAGGTGATACTTGACCTGCCATGTTTTTTTCCTCGTGAAAAATAAGTTCATTTTTAATCTACAAGTATTTATGAAATTGTTTATTTCAAATGGGGAAACAACGCATGAACAAATTACCAGTCGGGATATTCCCACACATATGTTTGTTTCTTTTTACGATGACTTGAAACTCTTTCAATTGTGCAATCCTTACACTCATAAGAATATGATGAAGGAAGATATTTTTTTGATTTTCGAATGATATAATAATCTGTCATGAGATCTTTTATTTCACCACATATCCTACATTGTCTTTCTCTAAACAATAAATGATCAAGTGAAAACTGATCTCCAATATCCATTAGAAACCCAACATATATTCTACATCCGCATATGGATTACCATATCCATCTGTATACCAAATATTACCATCTTCATCAATAATTTTTTCCTCTTCATCTAATCCATCTGATATAAAGCCGAAGGGCGACATGTCTTGTTCAATCTGATTCTTTTGTTCGTCGTAGATTCTTTTGCGAACATCGTTATCAGTCATCTCCCTAAAGTAGGGTTGAACTGCTAACCACGCAAAGATAACTAGACACATTACTAGGTCATCATTGAAACCATCATCTGCTTCAAACGATTGATTCTTCTGAATAAATGTTGTTAGTTCGCTGATGATTTCATAATCTGGCACAACAAGCTTGTCGTCTTCAATCAGCGTCTTCAAGTTAGAACATCCAATCTTCTTGGTCACTTTTGACATCTTCAAACCAAGTTGAGATTTGGTGCCAGAGAATCCTTGCCCGACCATTTGCCCAGCTCTTCCTCTCATCGCACACATCAAAATATTTGGATACTCCAAATCATAGTGGAGGATGTTTCCAACCTGCTCGCCAATATCATTAATTTCAATAAGTATATAGCATTTGTTGTAGTTACGAGCAACCTGATCTATAATGTTTGGAAACAAAATAGGTTTAATTTCATTGTTTCGATACTTGGCAACAATCTTCCAAGGCAGGGTAGTGACATCAAATACTACAAATGCCGAGAAATCATTGTTAGTTCCTCTCGAAACATCGACGGTCATGATATAATCTCTATCTTCCTTAACCGCTTCATAAACTTTTAATCCTTTGCCGTTATCTTGGATTGGTTCATCATATACCAATGCTCTCAGTTTAGCAGCAGAGATTAGGGTATCAACCGACCCTAAGAACTCACACTCAAACTCCTGTGTAAATTGCCTCTCAGAGGTGTTCCTGATGGTCTCCTGCTTCCATGCCTCATCTCGCCCAGGAACGGCACTCCAGTGGACCTCCAAGGGCACGTAACCGTTCCTCCCGCGTTCTGCGTCATGCCATAGCTTATAAAACATATTCATACCCTGTGGGGTAGAAATGATAATAACCTTTGTTGTCTTACCAGATGAGATAGTAGGATACACAGAGGAGAAGAACTGCTCTGCCATGTGGTTTGGAACGAACGCAAATTCGTCAAGAAAGATGATGTTGAAAGAGTTACCACGCACCGCTGAGGATGACGTAGAAGCGGCGATAATCTTTGAACCGTTATCTAGTTCCAACGAACCTTTGTTCCACGCTACAATGCCTTGCTGCATCCACTTAGGGAGGTTCTCATATGCCAGCTGTAGACGAGACAGAAGTTCCCTTGACGTTTCTGCCTTGTTTGCTAGAATAGCAATCTTAATGTTGTCGTTGAAGACAGCATAATGAAGTAGATAAGAAATAACCGTTGTTGATTTTCCTGTCTGTCTAGGAAGCTTTGCTATGTTAAATCGATTCTCGTGGAAGTTCTGAATCATCTGTTCTTGAAAATCATACATCTTGAAAGGCACCAAACCTTCATCAAGTGAAATGATTTTCACATAGTTCTTCGCAAAATGTACGGGGTCATCCTTACATTTAATAAACTCCTCAATCTGTTTCTTGGTAAAATTGATTGGAGTATTTGCTTTTTTTAAATTGGGATTACCAAGATATACATTATCAGTCATTTAATTTATCCAAATCTCTTTCAAAAGTTTCCATTGCCGCTAATCGTTTTGCCCACCCGTCACCTTTTGTAGTGCCTTTTGCTGGGTTAATACATTCATCTGATTTAACCATGTCACAAACTAATGATGCTAATTCTGTTTCATTACCAAGTTTACCAGTGCCAGACCAATAGTGCTGACCTTCCATCCAGCAAGCACCACATTTAGAGCAAGTTTTAGTATTCATATTAGCAATTCCAAGCTCTTAGTGATTTAGATAGGCGGTCTTCGCCAGTGTTATTACTATCTTTTTGTCTCTTACGCATTCCTTTCATCCTCGCGCAAAAACTTTTTCTACGAGGATTACCAACTTTCTTTGAAGGTGCTTTTAAGTCACTTCCAGGATTCTCACGCTCGTAAGATTTTCTACCTTTTTCATTCAACCCACCTTCAGAATTCTTACCAGATTTTTTTGTCCAAGCAGCTCCTTCATTTATGATATCTGGGTGTGGAGCATACAGTGGACCATCATAATTTCCAGCAAACTCTTCGTTCTTGCTGCTCATGTAATCAGCAGCAGTATCAATGTAGTCGCAGGCAAGCGTAACCTTAGATTGAACCCAACCAGGAAGTTGCATTTTGGGGTCTCCAACTACTGAACGAAGACGGTTAACCGCATTCTCAATAGTATCAAGTTGACTCATAATCATTCCACCTTCGTCATCGATCTCTTTACCCATCGCAACAGCAATGTGATTCTCACAAATCTCACGCATTTCTTTGACAGTTCTTTTCTTTTTGTGTTGTGCTTTTAGTTCTTTTTCCATCTTAAGTAAGTGAGTATAGTAATCTGGGAATTCATCTAAATGCTGGAGAGCAATACCATATGCTTCTTCGTGTGTAGTGACATGCTCTCGCTCTACAGTAGAACCAACTTCTGCCTGTTTGATAATAGTTTCAACAGACACACCATGCTTCTTGGCGATTTCTTTTTCTGTGGGAACTTTCTTTTTCATTAGTAAATCTCCCTCCACTGAAGACCTGCTCTGATTGTTGCTGCGTTATTACCCATGTTCGTTACCAATACAATATATACTTCAGATGAACTTGAGTCAAAATTCTGAACGATAATGTTTTTCTTGGCAGCAGAAATGGAACCAGTTGAAGCAGCAGATAAAGAGTTCTGTGAAGAACCAGCAGTCACATAACCACCAAACAATACATCAGCATCTGCTGCCGTATAACCAGTAGCACCAACAGAATATTGAACTCCACTATCAGCATCAACATCGGTCCAAGTAAGTGTTCCTGCCAAACTTGCTTCGCTAGGTAGTTTAGCAATTTGAAATGCCATCGTCTCTCCAGTTGGATACAGAGCAATATTATTCAACTTGACAGAAATTCTGTTTGGATAAGATTGAAATGTATTTTTCAAACGGATTGCCAATACTGGCAGAGTGGCAGCTGCGCTAACTGCTCTTGATGCTGTCATCAAATGCATAAAGTCAATGCCACTTTCTGTGTATCCACCTTCTGACATTACGGTGGAACAAATCTGATCCATCGAACCACCAGAAGTTGTGCCTGTGTTTAGGATCTCACATCTTACTGGGAGGTTTGGATTAGACATATAAACTTCTGATAGCACATTCGAGCAGTAGTATTCATGTGCTAAAATTATCTGTCCGTCATGAACAAATCCACAACGAACTCTACCAACTCCAAGCCACTGGAAGTCAATATAAACCAGTTGTGTTTTTGAAGTATCAATATTGAACTTGGAAGGACCAGTTCCATCACAAGGATCAATATTCCATTCTGATTGTGGAACTCTTCTCTTGTAATCTCCTACTGTCGCTTCACTAGCACTACCGCCAGCATAGGAACGAATTACAAAATTGAGTGTGCCATTTGTTGTTCCGTTGGAAGTTCCATTACCAACTTGCTCGAAGTAAATGCCATCTCTGTCATCAAAGTATCCAGTTCTTTTGGTTACATTCTGCTGTGCGTAACCAAAACATACTGAACTAAAGATAACCTGTGATTTACCTGGCTGGTAATGATGATAGAACTTTGTTTGGTGAGCAGCACTAGAAGCAACATTAGATGTTGTTGTCATCGCAGCACATGCTTTATTCGCATTATATTGAATGTTGCCACCATTCAATTTTCTATCATTGAAGTTAGGGTCAATAGCATAGAGGTGCTTATAGTCACCAAGAGTAAATGTCTCAGCAACTCTCAAACGACCAAAAGCATCAACAGCAGTCGCACCAGTTCCAGCAGTAAGATTACCGAAGTTATCGGCAATCATAACTACTTCAAAGTTTGTTTTTTCCTGTGGTAGGAAATCCTCGTAGTGTTTGCTATACTGTGCCATTAGTTTGAATACGCAACTTTAGATGCTTTAAATGCTGCGCCTCCTTCTAGTGTGTCGGTTGGTTCTTTCTCAACATAAGCAACTTCATTTGCTGCCATTGTGAAACTACCAATCGTAGCACCACCGCTATCTTTGCGAGTTACTACTGCTGCTGCGCCAGTATTCAAAACTCTAACAACAGTTGCTGAGTCAACATTCGTAGCTGCCGTAAGTGTGGTCTCCGCCGCCAATACTTTTAATGCCATAATGCTTTCGTTTATTTTATATTTATTCTTCTTCCACTTTGCCACGCTTCAGCATCAACTGAAGGTCAGCAGTAGTTCCAAAGAACATATTGTTTGTAACATTACCATTGATAGCAGCAGATTTCTTATCTACCTTATCGAGGTCTTTGATTTTCTTTTGAAGGTCAATCAGTTTGTCAGTCATATCAGCAGTTTGCTTGATGAAGTTACCAGCAACCTCATAAGCTCTTGGGTGGTTACTTTCCCTTGCTAGGTCAAGCACATCATTGATTGCCTCTGATGCTTTGTCGATCAGATTGTATAGATTTGCTCTGGTGTATTCGTAATCCTTTGTTGCATCAACCGACATTTCGGTATCAATTTGTTTAATCATTTCACCTTTTGCCTCTATAGCAGTTACATCAATATCAAAAATTTCTTCCATGTTGTCGTCAAACTTACTCATAGTAATGTGATACCTTCATTGAATCCGAAGTCATCGCCTGGCATTACCAATAGATCATCGGCAGCATTAATCACACCATTATTATTCATATCTTCCAGTGCTGCTGGTGTTACGTCATAGCGAAGGATTCTCTTGTGCTGTTCGAAATCACCAAGATTCTCAAACACAGTTGCCTTGCGAATGATAGCAGCCTCGTTAACTGGACCATACATGTAGGTCTTGAGTGTAAAGTCAAGAGTATAAGTAATGCTTCTACGACGCATCATATCATCTTCATAATCATCTTCATAGTTAATACTATTCAAAATGATTGGTAAATCTTTCTTCTCATCCATCTCAGGAATGAGATTGATGGTTACATTAAAAGATGGTTGAAAGAATGGTAAGATTTGCTCTAGGATTTGTAATGCGTCATCCTGTGTCTTTGACAGAATAGCAAGTTCAAATGCTAGGTTATAAGGCACAGGCATAAACTGAACCTTAGTTGTGGTGCCATCTTCCTGCTTCAGATACTTCTGAATCGGTGATGTCTTCCTTGATGCGTCATACGATAACCCAGTCATCTCAAAAGAGATACGAGGCATTGTGATACTAACCTTACGCTCTGTGCTTGGGTCTTGATCTAAACGAGCAAGGAACTTCGACTTGGGACCATAAGCCAACGCAACTTTCTCGTTACGGATAACTTCGCCAGTAGTCGGATCTTTCTTGACGATTTCTAGATTGTTAAAGATTGTTCCAAATGCCTTTACATTCTTATGGATAATCTCGTGATAAAAGTGTCTACCTAACATTAAAATACCCCCATGTCTCCAAATTCACCAAATGGGTTTCCTTCACTGAAGTCAAGGATATCATCGGCTTTGTCTTCATACCACTTGTTCTCAGCATTGTCGTAGTTGTCAATCTGAAAGTCAATAGTAGAGAAGGTGGAAACATTCCAAGATGCTCCGCTATCTTCTCCTACCAGTGGTAAGTTTTGTTGTAATACTCCATTTATATATGTGAGACGCAACTTACGATTGGCAGCATCCCATTCAGCAACTGTTGCTTCTGTAGTTACTGGTGCTCCATCTACCATATATGTTTGAGAAACTCTCTCTCCAACTTCATAGGCACCAGTGCCACCAGCAGCAACGGTGACGGGGAATACGTGTGCCTCTTGGGTGAGATCATCAATTTCATCAATACCAGTATCAAACTGATTGTCGGCATTTTCAAGTAGTTCACATGATAATGAATAGATGTAATTTTTACCTAGTTGATAGAAAGGTGTTTCTCTTTCTACAAACTTAATCTCGTAGGTATTTTTTGTCATCGGTACATAAATCAAATCACCTTCATTTGGTCTTCCTTCTACATGTGTTGACAACGCTAAAGAAGTCCAAGATTTCCACCTTCTTTTTGAAACAGCAAACGTAATCTCATCAGTTAATCTGAGACCAAACTTGCTCATGGCAACAGCACCAGCTCCACCAAATCCTTCAACGTTAATTAACATCATTTCAATCATATAAGTTTCTTTGAACTCATTTAAAATAACATCATTTAAAGTTCTATCAATTAACATTGTTTTTGGAACGTAATATACATCCATTCCAAACAGTTTAATCTGTTCGTCAACTAAACTTTGTACTAGTTCTTGTTCGGTATTGATTCCACCGAACTGTGGGAAATGAACGCTTTTCATTATCCGATGGCATCCATTGGTGGAATTTCATAATCAGAAATCATCTTCCTTTCGATCTCTTCAATTTCTTTCAAAGCATCTTCAAAAATTTGACGACCGTTTAATGACACACCGCCAGGTAGTTGAACATTATTAAACTTGATTAAATTTTGACCCCACTGACGTTTGAACAAAGCAGTGGTGTATCGCTTTACCCAAAAATCATTATAAATTTTTGTTAACTGGGTTGGGTCTAATGCTCTGTAGCAATCAATAATAAAGATCTTACCTGCTGTCATCAATGTTGCGTCGTAGTCAATATAAAGTTTACCGTTTCTTTTTGTAAATCTATACTGAACAATTGAACCAGTATTGAGCACCATATCAAGTGTCTCAATATATGTCTTGGTCATGTAGTAGTTTAGAATATCAATCGAACCAAAAGCATACAAGTCATTCAAGAAGATTTGGTATTCGATACCAAATAGATCTCCTCTGATGCTACTGGAAGTTACACCGAAGATTCTTTCAATACCAATGATGTGATCTGGTAGTTGTAGGTAGTTATTTCTTTCCGTAAATACTGTTCCGTCAGAACCAGTGTGAGTAGTGTTTGATGTTTTGAATCGTGCGACATCATCAGCAGTCATCGTGTGCTTCAGATACATTCTCTCAGCACCATCAAAATGACGTTCAGAAAAATATTGTAAAGCTTCATCAATACGATCTTCTAATTGGTCATCATCTACGTTGATTTCCAATACAGGAGCACCTAGTTGGCGAAGACAATATAATTTTAATTCTTCTCTCGATGCTGGCTTAGCCATTATTGTACTTTTACTTTATTGACTATTTATGAATACTAAGCTACCAAGAATGAATAATCACTAACCCAGCACCACCATCACCGCCACGACCACAACCAGCGCCAACCGCAGTGCCACCAGCACCACCACCTCCACCACCAGAACCAAACCCACCATTACCACCTCTGGTTCCACCAGCTGTTGCAGATAATCCGTTAGTCCCACCAGTGGAAAGGAGTGGATGGTAAATTTCTACTCCAGATTGCCCAAGGTTTCCAGCACCACTGACAGTTGTGAGAGTTGAAAAAATAGTGTATGCAGTTTGAGTTGGAGCAGTAATACTGCCACCTGTTACGTTAGTGCCTCCACTACCACCCACACCGCCAGAAAGTAAAAGTCCTGTGGTTGGATAAGTATTACTTGTGGTTGTAGTGAGACTACCATTTGTTCCTGCTTGTCCAGCAATAAAATTAGTAATACCATAAGATGCTAATGGCATATCAACAATTGTTGCAACAATGCCACCAGCACCCCCAGTACCACCAGCAGTTGCTGTTGCAATGGTTCCCGCTTTTCCACTATTAGCATAACAAACGCGATAAATTGTAGCATTACTTGGGGCAATACAAACATAAGAATTTATCCCACCTCCTCCAAGAGTTGCTCCAGTAATAGTCGTATTTCCACCAGAACCACCTGCACCAGAAGAGACATACAATATATCTGGAACAACGTAAGCAGGAATAGTTGCGATGGAGATAGCAGAACTTCCACCACCAGCTCCACCAGCTCGTAAAGTGGTGCTAGTAGCAGCAAATCCACTTCCACCTCCCCCACCACCAGCAATACAGGTGATTCGTATCATATGAATTCCTGTGGGTTTTTCCCAGGCAATCCAAGAACCTCCATCAGTATTCGAGATACCTGTAAAATAATCTATATTTCCATTTTGTTCTTTTGGAAGATGTAAGTAATCTAACATTGTTCTTTACCAGCAACTTATTATGACTAAACCATTACCACCATTACCACCATTACCAGCATTACCGCCACCAGCACCACCACCTCCACCACCAGAACCAAACCCACCATCACCACCTTTACCACCAGCAGCAGTTCCATCAAAAGATGAACCACCACCAGCACCACCACAAGATAATAAAGGTAAAGAAAGTTCTATTCCATCAAATCCAGGACCACCTGCTGCAGGATCTCCCCTAACACCCCCTGTTCTTGTTTGAAATAAATTATAAACTGTTGTTTGTGATGCTGGTGCTGAAACTGCTCCCCCATCTCTACGATCAGCACCTCCACCTCCCGCACCGCCAGAAAGTAGAAGACCTGTAGTTGGGTAAGTAATGGAATTTCCGTCGTTAGTGCTACCACCTGCTGCCCCTGATTGACCACCAAGCGAAGTGAAGTTGCCTTGCCCAGCCATCAATGCGGAAGATATTGTTGTTACTGTAGCACCAGTGCCACCAGCAGCAGCGCCAGTGGAGGCTCCAGGGTTGCCACCGCCGCCGCCTAGAGCAGCACAAATTGTGTAAATTGCTGCGTTACTTTGAGCAATAGAAACATAAGATGGGGTGCCACTAAAACCATTAAGACCAACCAAAGAGCTACCAGTGCCACCAAGACCAACACTTACATATAATGTATCTGGAAGAAATATTGCTGGAATCATCACAGTTGCTACATCTGCGGATCCACCACCACCACCTCCACCTCTTCCTGATACGCTAGCAGAAGCAAATCCCTTTCCACCACCACCCCCTCCACCAATCGTAATAATTTTAATAAAACTTATACCCCTTGGTTTGTTCCATACTCGCCATTGTGCTCCATCATTAATAGAAAATCCTTCGAAGTGATCAATATAACCATTTTGGGGTTTGGGAAGATGTAAAAGATCAAGCATTTTTCTTTACCACGTTTGAATAACTACTAAACCAGCACCACCATTTCCACCAACACCACCAGGAGTTCCAGTAGTAACAGATGCTCCACCACCTCCACCACCAGAACCAAACCCACCACCACCACCTGTGTTGCCACCATTTACAAATGCACCTCCACCAACTCCACCACAAGACATTAGAGGTTTATAAAGTTCTGCTCCATATTGCCCATTAGTAAAAGCCGCAGCCGTGCGTGTTTGAAATAAATTATAAACTGTTGTTTGTGATGCTGGAGCATTAACATTTCCAGCAGCACTAGAAGTATTGGCAGATATACCTCCGCCAGCAGACCCACCACTAAGAAGAAGTCCTGTGGTTGGATAAGTAATTGAACCACCAACACCAACACCACCACTAGCACCAGATTGACCCGCTATACTATTAAAATGTCCTTGAAAACCTTGTAGTGCTGTAGTTAGAGCTGAAAGACCGCCTCCAGCTCCACCAGTTCCTCCAGATACACCAGCATTTCCGTTCCCGCCGACATTACCACCATTAGCATAACAAAGAATATAAATGGCAACGTTTGCTGGAGCAATACATACTTGTGAAGATATTCCAACTCCACCAGTATTTACAGTTCCACCAATACCAGCACTTACATACAATACATCTGGCACAAAACTAGCAGGAATTGTTATATTTGCTATTGCACTTGACCCTCCACCACCTCCACCAGTAGCAGAAGTGTTTGTTCCATTACCAGCTCCACCATTACCACCTTTACCACCACCCCCAATACATAAAATTCTAATAAAATTACAATTTTTTGGTTTATTCCAAACTTCCCAAACTGCTCCAGTAATACTAGAAAATCCTGGGAAATAATCTACTGTTCCAGTCAGCGGTTTGGGTAAATGGCCAAAATCAAGCATTAATAATCTCCACCAATTACGGTAGCAATCCAGGCAGTGCTTGCTGTATTGGTGGTACTTGTAGATACAATAATATATTGGTTTGATGGAATTGCAAAGTTTAATGGAATATCAATTGGATATGATGCTGCTAATGCCGTTGGGGTTTGTGTAGCAGCATTGACTTCTTGATATAGAAAAGTGTTTGCTGTTGTGAGTAATCCAGTATTTGCGGTTGAAATATGAACTCTCAATGTTGTTGCAGCAGAAGCAGTACCCATTGTAGCTTCTGCAAGTGAAAATCTCACTCTTTGTAGATAACTTCCGTTTGTGCCTGGAGTAAAAGCAAGAAATACTGTAGAACCTACTGTTCCAGTTCCATCAGATGTTCCAAGTGCTCCAGTAATTCTAACTGAAGAAGTTCTTGGAGTTACGCTAAAAATTGGGGAAGTATTGGCTGGCATGTATTTTAAATCTTTCTGCCGTTATTTATGGCATGAACATACCATATGCAGATGCCAATGCGGTGCCGTAATTTGGAGCCGCTGTAGGTGTCGACCAATTTCCATCTGCTCTTAAGAAAGTAGTAGTTCCACCCCCAGAGGCAGGAGCAACACCTTTTTCTGAAGATGTAAATTCAGAAAGAAATGTTGTTACTTGTGCTCCTGTTAAATCTAATGGCACCCCCTGTATCCCCGCCGTTCTACCTTTGAGAGTGCCAGGTTGCATATCAGCAAGCATTGTGTTTTGAATAGTTGCCGAATCACCTGTTGTTACAAATGTTCCACTAGTATTTGGAAGAATTATTGTTCGGTTGGCAGTTAACGTTGTTGGTACAATGGTGACATCAAAACTTCCAGTGCCACCATTACGACCTTGGAGAATAATTCCATCTTGAGCGGCATTAGAATAATTGATAGTTTGACCAGTGGCATTGGTAAACGTATTAGCTCCAGTAAAAGCGTTACTGGCAGAAAGACTAACTCCACTAGCATTTCCATCAACTATCAAAGTAGCAACGCTAGACGAATTACCGACAAAAATTTTCTTGTCGGTAATATTTACTCCAAGTTCACCATAGGTGAGGGTCGGAACTGCCGCTGCCGTTTCCGACCTCTTAACTTTAATTATCGGGGATGCCATAACTAATTATAGGGGGTTAATTATCAATATGTTCCGCAATCAATAGTTACGTTAATAATTGTTTTAGTTGCACCTGCAGTAATAACTTCGTTTGTAGCAGTACCAAGAGCGCCAATATACAAATTATTAACTGCTAATGTAGCAAGAGTTGTTACAGTTAACTGTGGATCTGCGGCCGTAGTTCCAGCATCACCAGAACCAATAGCAAGTTCAGATGCCAGAGTAAATCCAGTGTTGTCCAACCAAACAATACCAGATTTCTTTGCTGATGTAGCAAAGTAGTTAAATCCAATTGCTGTATCCCATGTTGTAGCAGATGATGGAGCAGCACCAGCAACTAAACCTAATTCGATGAATCTATCTTCAACTTGAATTGTCTGAGTGTTGAGGATAGTGGTGGTTCCAGATACTGTTAGGTTTCCAGTTACAGTTAAATTATTGTTAACCGTTGTGGTTCCAGTTGAAGCACCAATTGATAAAGTGGTAGCAGCACCAGCAAAGTTTACCGTAGTTGCTGTGGTGTTAAGTAAATCAAATGATGTGCTACCAGTTGCTAATGATGTTGTTACGCTTGGAGTTGTTAATGTTGGTGAAGTGCTGAATACAAGGTTAGTTGAAGTAGTACCAGTAGCACCAGAAGCACTGTATCCACTGATGTTGTTGAAAGCAGTAATGCCAGCAGTGCTAGCTCCTGTACCACCATTAGCAACGTTTAGAGTTCCAGCAAGAGTAACAGCGCCAGTTGTTCCTGTGCTAGGAGTTAGACCAGTTGTGCCTGCTGAGAATGATGATACGCCAGTTCCATTAATTGAACTGTTAAATGAACTATACCATTGTGTGGTTGATGAAGCATTAAACTCCATCACCCCACCAACTGGAATTGAAATGGAAGCGTTTGCTGCTAAGGCATCAATAGTGGCACCAGTAGCAGGATAAACGTTTATTGGGTTAGCACCCTTGTTAACGATAACAATTCTTCTACCAGTTGTTGCTGTAGGTAGAGTTACACCAGATGGGTTAGCAGCCGCTGTAGTGATGACGTTGTAATCACTTGTGAGAGCACCTTGACCTTGAGTGTTGGTTCCAGCAGTGACGTTGTTGGTGGTGCTGAATGTTTCTCCAGAAAGTGATGGAGTTGTGAGTGAAGGAGATGTAGCAAATACTAGTGATCCAGTTCCTGTGTCTTCAGTTACAGCAGAAAGAAGATTTGCTGCCGAAGGAGTGGCGAGGAATGTTGCTACGTTAGTTCCTAAACCAGTTACAGCAGAAATACCAATTTGCGACCATGAAGTGTCGCCACTTGTGTTACTGGTCATGAAGTACCCAGTGGCACTAGCAGGAACAGCAGCAGGAAGTGTGAAACTATAACTTGCTGTTACGGTAGCAGGTGCTTTAACTGTTAAGGTATTCTGCGATGCTTGAGCATCTTTGAGTAGTACCTGACCAGCACTAGTGCTAGCGACAGATTTGACTAGAATTTCTGCTGAAGCAGCATATGTGCTAGCACTAGCAACAGCAGAACCAGCACCAGAACCAGAACCACCTGCATCTCCAAGATACAGAATTTTTCCTGTGGTATTATAAACTGGTTGTGCTTCGTAGAAAATACTACCTGGAACAGTAGTTCCTCTCTTTAACTGTAAAATAGGTGCTGCCATGATGGTAATTTCTATAGGTTAATAGGAACCATAATCTATAGCATTATCTAAACTTCCGTCAGCCAAATCAATAAGTTGTTGTGGTTGTAAGTATTTATGAATATTATTATCTGAATCATATACTAATATAGAATTATTCTGCCTATTAGTTGGATCAACAGTTATATTTGATGAAATTACTGGAGCTGTTGGAGCAGTATTAATTTGAACTGATCCTGTAGTTGTTGAATTATTTACACCAACATTAATATTATTGGTATCATTAATTTGTGCAGATTTTTTGATGGTGGTATTTTTTACGCCAACATGAATATTGTTGGATGTAATTAATTTAACATCGTAGTTCATGTTACTCCTGGAGAAACATAGAATAATCCTTCTATAACTCTGGTTTTTATACCACCAAGATTAATTGGAGCAATTATCACGACATCATAGACATATCTTGGAGATGTCATCAATGCTGTTTGTGCTGCTGATAAAGCAATTTTTATTTTTCCAGTGGCAGCATTTATAATCGTAGCAGTAATAATATTTTTAGTTGTATTTGTGTAACTTCTACTATATTTTGCTGTCAAAATAAAAGAAGTTAAATTTAGTGCCAATCCATTGTCTCCAGTTAAGGTAAGCTCGGCAGAAAAATCAGCACCCGCTTCTATATTAAAATTAATTGGTGTTGCTGCCATTACACAAACCTTTTTTAAGTATTTATAAAAAAATCCCCACCTGAGTGGGGATCGAGTAGTTTGTTTATTGAATCACTCTACGATTTCTGTAGGTGTTGTTTCTGTTGGTGCTTCTGGTTCTGGATTAAGAAGTGCCAGAGTTTCTAATCCACCTTGCAACTTGAGTTTATACTCTTTTGCTTTCACAAGGTTTTCTTCGAGTTCTGAAATTTGTTTTTCAGCGGTAGCAAGTTGCTCCTCGAAATTCTTTTTAAGTGCTTCAGTGTCCATGCGTTTATCTAGAATGATGTGACGTTTTATTTATAATTTAAATTTTTTATCAATTATGGAACAACAATAGTTACGTTATTACCACTATATGAATATGTTGTAGTAGCACCAGTAGTGGTATTGAGAATTCTGGCGAATCCGTTACCTCCTGTAGATGCTGGTAATCCACCTAGACCAATACCACCACCAGGATATCCTGCAGCACCACCTCCAGCATTGGATCTATATTCTCCTCTTTCATTGAGTCCGTTTCTTACATAAGTAGTGTTAATATATCCAGAACCGCCACCACCGCCCGCCATGGTGTTTGATTCGGAATATCCACCAGCAGAACCACCAAAGTATCCACCGCCACCAGCACCACCATAACCATTTACTCTAGAAGTTCCGCCCAATAGAGCTTGACCAGGAACGTTAGTGTTATCTGCATCAGATGCTGCTTGATCTGGTGCAGAACCTTGACCGCCACCTCTACCTCTGTAGACTATTTTGTTTTCATATGGAGACTGCCCATCTTGTCCCACATCACCTCCCCCAGCACCACCAAAATTACCAACGTTGGCGCGAGAAGATCCTCCACCTCCTCCACCACCAGCAATCATTATAGCGTTTGCCTGTGAAACACTACCTAAAAACAATCCACTATATCCACCACCATTTGAACCATAACGGTTGTCGCTACCAGTTCTATTTGCTTGACCACCACCACCAAAACTTACTGAACCACCATTAACTATACCACCTTGACCAACTTGTAAAATCAACGAAGCACCAGAAGTCAACCCAGAAACTTCTCCATACGCATATCCTCCTCCACCACCAGCTGCTCCGAAAGACCAACCACCTACAGTTCCTCCTCCACCACCAGCTCCCCAAAGTTGTACTATGAACTGAGAAGATGACGTTACTACGTCATTCCATCTTGAGTTAGCAAATATTTGAATACTTCTAGTAGTTGAATTATAAATTACTAACCCAGATTCTCCCGTAGGTCTAGATGCCGTAGCAAAAGATGGCAATACCAATCCTAAAGTGGTAGTTACTTTTGCTGCATTAAGAAATGACATGGTGAATTTTTATATCCTTGTTCTTTATTTATGGTTGTAAACCTTTATTGGAACACTACTAAAATATTAAAATTTTTTACTCTTCTGGTTTGGGGAATGATTGCTTTACAGTTTCAATCGCATTAATCCAAGAACCACCAATTAAATTTTCATTTTTTATATCATGATACAACATATCTAATTGTTCTCCGATAGATGGGTATTCATCTTTGCGAAGATCTTTGTAAAGAACAGTTTGTTCGTAATTTTTATATGATGCTTCTGCAAATGCAAAACTATCATCTACATAATGCATTTGTTCTGGAGTTGCCAAATATCTTAAATTAACTCCATCACGAATTAAATCAATTTCAAATATGTTTCCTTTTACATAACAAGAATCAACCTCATTTAAATTTTCAGGCCATTCTAATGTGTTAGTAAATTCTCTACCATCAACAACAAAAGTATTGTCTCTTTTGATATAAAAATCGTATTTGTATCTAGGTTGTAAATCAGCTGGTCCCATAATTACCTCCAAGTTTCTCCAGTGTATGCGTCGTGTGGAAAATTATTTGTATAATAATCCGAAATCCTTTCGTAAGGATTATTTTGCTCTGCAGTTTCGGTATATGCTCCTCTGCAGTACATTGGATTTTCCGATCTGGTGTATAATCTAAGTCTTATTTGATATTGACCGCCATAATCTTGTCTAGCTACTTGTTGAACAATTTGTCTAGGAATATAACATCCTCTAGGAGATCCTCCATATAATCTATTTCGATAACAATTTCCATATCTACCAATTTTATTTGGGGATAATCTCGTAGCAAATTGATTTAAATCATTATTTAAATCAAATAAAGTAACTCTGGGACTAGATCCATACCAACTACTTGCATGTTCTTGAAATACACAATAAACTCCATTAGTGATACTTGCAATAGGCAATCTAATTTCGCCATAATCTGTATTATTATTAAATTGACACAACCCACCTTCATTCCAGTTAGATGTGTTCCATGTAAATCCAGCTCCACCATTCGAAGCCCAATGTAAATCTAATGGATTTAATGGACATACACCATATGGATTGGGAGTTACTGAAATGCCAGATATCCATAAACGTCCAGAATCATTAGCTCCTCTGTGAACAGAAATATACAATTCGTTGTTGGCGTCTTTGTATTGTTCCACTTTATCTCTGGGAATACAAAAACCTAACCATTCGTGATATTGACAAACTTTTGCTGGTCCCTCTAATGGACCCAAATGGAACCAGTTTCCATTGCCTCCCTGACCTTCATTTCTTCTTCCTCCACATCTGTACTGCTGTACTCCAGCAGAGTTACAAATCCAAACATCAGGAGTCTGCCATCTATCACCAGTAATTAATTCTAACCAAAACATATTGTGGACGTTTGGTGTAGCTGGAACTCTAAAATAAACATGGTTATTGGAAGATCCTGATGTATTATCACCATCAACGCCAAACATCAATCTATAGTTCCATTGAGTGCTTGCGTAGGAACCAAAATCTGTTCCAGGTGATCCCCTAGTTAAAATTCGCCCAGAGAAAACTCTATTCCAGTTTTCCCATTCTCCTTCCCAATGAATTGTTGGTTTTCCGAAAACTGCATTATCTCTTTGCATATCATCGGATTCAACCCATTCTCCAGATCCATTAGCTCTGAGAATAGTTCTCCTTCCAGTAGTAGAAGCATCAACAAATTTTTTGGTTACTCCATTCGCTTGTACGGTAGATTGAAAATTCACATTCAATGGAACGTTTACACTGGAACTCGTGAGATCCATGGCGGTGGTGCCAGTGAGTGATTGAATTTGATCTACTCTAAGTATTCCAGGCATTATTGTTCACCTACTGTTGGTTTAGGAAATTTATTCTTAACATTATTTATCACCTGTCTCCATCCTTCATATCCTTGATGGTATAACACATCCAATTGATCTTCCATTGAAGGATATGCATTTTTTCGCATTCTTTGATATTCTAAATCATCGTATTTTTCTTGTAAACGTTGTTTTTCATTAATGATAGATTCCACACTTGGAATTAATGAAACATCGGTATTTAACCAATCAATCTGTTCTACTGAATCATCTTTAACAATAAATTGACATTGATTACATAGTGAACGAATTGCCTCGGAAGTTGAAATATTATAATTCATGCGATAATCTCCATTGCAACTAAATTTGTAGTACTTGCCATATCAGAAGATCTATCGTTTATTCTTAGTGTGTTGATACCACCAGCCCAACTAGAACATGCAGCAGCTGCGTATGTGATTGGACTAGTTGTTCCAGCTAGATCTCTGTGTTGAATAAAAGAATTCCACATAAAACTATTTGGATCAGATTGACCCCAGTAAATAGTTGATATAGCATTTGCTGAGTTAGTGTTATTTGATCCACCTATACGATTTCCATTTTTAAGAAATCCAAATGAAGACACATAAGTAGCACTATGATTAATCATTGACATCAATAGTATTTGACTAGTTGATCTTGTTGGTGTGATTGATACTTGCAATCCAAATGAAGCAATTTCTTGTGATGAAATATCATATCTTCCACCAACCAATTCCGCATAAACTACTTGAACTATTTGTCCAGTACTTCTTAATAGTGGTTGACCGCCACTATTTAGTAATGGCGTGGATGATGATAATGTGATGCTCCCTGATGATAAACTAGAAGCAACAAAAGATCCTTCAATCGATAGAGTATGACCTGTCGGAATTCTTACGGTATTGCTAAAAGCCGCAATTCCTTGTATATCTCTAAGTGCTAATATACTCATGTTACACTATACTCCACCGCCGCTCTTTCTTCTCTTTCTTTGCATGAAAGAATTTCAGCAGCAATTACAATATCTTCTTTAGTGCCAGAGATTGTTCCTCCTTCAGAAGTAATTCTTTCAACTTCTTGCAATACTATTTCCTCTATAGCAACTCTACATCTTTCGTATATAGCATTTTGAATCCATTCTTGTGGATCGTATGCGATATAGGAAAGTGCTTTATATTGTGCTTCAGTAAGTATAATTTTGTATTCCATAATTTTTTAACCTAGTAAATATCCACAAAAATGCGAGTGTCCCATATAAATCACACCTCCAGATATATTTTGCCAGTCACCAACAGTAACATAATCATTGGCATTTAATCTCCATATAACAGAAGCAGACCAACAGGTAGAAGTATTATATTGTGTTTGCATATTTTGATATGAACCACCATTAACTTTTATACTTAATCGGCCACCGCCACCATTATTAAATAAACTCACGGTAAATAAGTAAGTACCTGTAACAGGGCAAGTAAATCTACCACTTCCAGTATTAAAATGCCCTCCTACATTAAAAAAAGCATTATTGAATGGCAAATCTGATTGGTTTGTCAATGTAAAGTTTGCTTCCGATCCCCTAGCAGCAAACATAGGGTTGGCGGAGTTAGTTACTCTTCCCGAAGCATCAATTTGTAAAGCAGCTACTCCACTGGAATTTTGTATATTGGTTGCTCTTAAATTAGTAGCAGTTACAGTTGGGAAGCTTGCTGCATTAGAAACATTCAACGTTCCTACAGTAGCGGTGCCAACAACATTTAAAGAATTTCCAGAAGGAATTCTAATTTCATTGCTAAAAGCCGCAATTCCTTGTATATCTCTAAGTGCTAATATACTCATGTTATACTATACTCCATGCGCCGCCATTGCTAATGGTGATTGTTACTCCATTATTTATCGTGATTGGTCCAGCGGTCATTGCATTTGTGTTTGCTGGTATGGTAATACTTTCAGAAATAGAATTTCTATTTGTTTTAAATATTCCATAACTATCTAACCATTGTCTATCACCATTAGCATATACCACAGATGGGTTTGCTCCAGATGTCAATGTTGTATTTTCAATATTGATACCTGTGTTGGAAACACCACCCACATGTAATGTATATGTGGGATCTGCTCTATTGATACCAACTTTAGACAATCTATGAATATCTGTTCCGTTGGTTGATGCGGTCCATCTGGAAGCAACGAATGCTGCACCATTTTGATATAGGGTGCCGTCGAAGTTGACATTACCATTGATATCCAAAGCAAATGCTGCTATTGGTGAACCGTAAGTTGTGTTTGGTGTCTTGCGAACACCAACGGCACCAACAATAGTTGTAGATGCTGGAGCAGCAAGAGTCTGTGACCCACTAACCACAAATGCTGGAGTTGTAAATGTTGCACCACCATCCGCAGTAGATGGGGTAATTTCAAAACCATTATCAACAGAAATCTGATTACCAATACGGAAGTTTCTTCTAGTTGAAGATCCGAAGAAGAATAGTGGAGCACCTGAGTTATCATTAAGAGTATCAATTTCAAATCCAGTGGTTACTCTTGCCTTTCCTACAATATCTAAAGCATATCCAGACTGTGCCTCTTTTCCAATACCTACTTCTCCAGAAGTTAATATGGTTATTCTTCCAGAACCATTAGCAACAGTAAAGTTAGCATCAGTTGCTTGACCTGCACCAATGGCAAAAGTAGATGTTCCATTTAACATACCAATAGACCATGGATAAACACCTTGATCGACTAAATTGATATATTGATTGTTTGTGGCGGTTCTAGTAATTCTTAGTAATCCATTATAACCATTATCTACAGTTCCATCGCTAACAGTTATCGCACCATTTCTTACATCTAATGCAGCTGTTGGGAGGAGGGTGAGTATACCAACACGATTGTTAGTAGCATCTACAAATAATGTATTTGTATTAACTGTTAAGTTTCCTGTAAGTGTTGTATTACCAGTAACGCCAAGAGTTCCACCAACACTCAAGTTGCTGCTTACTCCACTGATGGTTAGCGAACCAGTCATGGTATCGCCTGTCTTCAATACGTTGAGAGAAGCAGCACCAGTCAAGCTAGCAGTAATTGTGCCAGCAGCAAAGTTGCCAGAAACATCGCGTAGAACAGCAGTGCTTACAACGTTAGTACTGTTGAATGTTACGTTACCAGCATTCCAGATAGCATTATTATTAATCGTTACATTATTCGCTGTTCCAGCAACAATGTTCAGAGAACCACTACCATCAGTAGAATTTCCTCCACTGGCAATCATTGCTATATTATAATTTGTTGCTGGAGAAGCACTGCTATTAAAATAAATCGCTGGACTTGAAGCAGTATTATCTTTTCTTCCTAACCTAAGTCTAGCAGTACCAGCATCACTCAGTAAAGAAGCAGTTTCAATCGTTTGTGCTATATTTAAAGTATACTCTTGGAAAGGATATCTAACACTAGCAGTACCAATAGTTTGTGCTACGGCTGGAGCAGTGAAAGAACCAGAAATTAATACACCTGTTAGAATAGTATAATCTAATGTATCATCTGCATCATTATAGGTTTGAACATTAGTTAATGTAAGTGTTCCTTGAGCTTGAGAATTGACATCATATAGGTTAACTTGTAAACCTGCCAGGAATGGACTTGTAGTTAAGACTAATCCAGATAGGTAAATATCATATACTGCACCAGCACCGCCAGTTGTATAAACTTTAATACCAGTATTAAAGTTTTTGGAACTCATGTAAGATGGTACTCTATTATCGCTAAGAGAACCGTAATTTATATTTCTAGCATCTTGATAAAAACGACCTTGGCGATTATCTAACTTGTCTGCATCTAAATCTGTTCCTGGACCATCATTCAAGGAAGACCATACTTTGGCCCATGAACCATAACTAGCAACACCAGAACTCGAACCACGAATCCACATGTTATTGTTATCGGTAAATGCTAGTTGTCTAACACCACCACCAGTAGAATCAGAACCACTACCAAAATTTCTTAAAGTTAGAACTAAATGTTTTGTTCCGCCATCATCTAATCCATCGGAAGTATTATTTCTGGTATCAGATGTTATACCTTCAGCAGCAGCATTTGGGTTTGGAGAAGATGTTGGGTTATTGGTTGAAGTAATTAAACGCAACGTATTACCAGACTGACCTGAAATACCAATATTGTAACTTCCTGCTAAACGGTCAACTGATAATGTTCCAGCATTTAGGTTACCAGCATTCAAGTAATACGCGCCCTGGGCACCATCAAGTAAGTCAGCATCTAATCCACTATCGGCACCAGTCTTGAGTGTTACTGAACCGTTACCAGCAGCACCGATAGTGAATTGTGATTTTTGGAACCTAGCAACACCGACAGTTCCAAAAGCATCTGAACCAAGTGTTTGATCGGTTACTCGGAGAATATCAATAGCGGTATTTGAATAATTTTTATTTGCCGTTGCAATTTTAGCGGCAAGAACAGCTCCAGAACCAGCACCTATTGATGTAGGCATTGGCGTAATAGTGAAATCGGAATTGTAACCCGATCCACCATTAGTTACAGTGACGGAAGTAATTGCATTACCAGCAACTGTGATATTTGCTTTTAATCCTGTTCCTGTTCCTCCAGACAATGTAACATCATAATATGTTCCATTAGTAAAACCAGACCCTGGGCTAGCAATAACAACTTTATCTATAAAATTGCCTATAGTGTAGGTAGAATCTAATAATACTGGCGATGCTGGTCGTCTGAATTCAATAACTGTTCCTGCAGTTAAAGTTGCTGTTAGTGGAATACTAATAGTTACTGTTGATGTGCCAGATGCAGTAACTATATTGCTAACAATAGTATTTGCTGCAATACCTGTAATTACAACTAATTCGTGATTTTTTAGAATATCAGCATTAGTTGTAAATAATAATGTTTGAGAATTTTGATTAGCTGTTGCAGACAATCTTGCAAAATATCTGGTTTCAGTTCCTTTAATAGACTGCAATGCTGGAACGTAAGATTGATCTCCTCTTAAGAAAGTAAAGGAGTTTGCTTCCGAAGAATTATTTGCTAATCTAGTTGTAGCAATAACACCAGATGTAATATTATCTGCAGAAATTTGGTTGGATGATAGTGATACCCAATTAGATGAAGTAAACGCAGATGTATTAACAACTCTACCGATATCAACTACAGTTGGAGTAGGTAAATTATTAGAACTGATTGTGTCGGTATCTAATATTTTTATATTATTTACTATAGTTCCATATAATCTACTTTCGATCAATACAGAAGCAGTTGCTGTTACACCGCTTCCACCAGGACTTGCAATGTTGATAGATGGTTGAGTAGTATATCCTTTACCTCCAACAAATCCACCAAATGCAACTAGTGTTATAGTAACTACCTGACCATTTGCTATAGTTGCAGTAGCTGAAGCAGATACGGCGCCAGATTGTGGGTTTCCGCCACTTATAGTAACAGTTGGTGCAGTTGCATAACCGCTACCAGGAGTGAGTATATTGATTTTATATACAACACCCTGTCTATATTCAGTTGCCTGAATTTGACCTCCTGATATAGATCCAGTAAAAATATTTCCGTTAGTAAATTGTAAATTGGTATCTACTGGGAATGCAACAAATAAACTAGTTAAATCATTATTTAAAATATACGATACTGAAGTATCAGATTGAATCGCAATATCACCAGCTAATGCACCTTCTAATGCTAATCTTGCTGCTGAGTTTGCAACAGTATATACACTGAATGGTCTAAGTGCAGGTATTTGATCAATTGAAATTTTACCAGAGTCTGTTAATTCTACAAGTGCTCTTGGAACAGCATTTGTAGAATATGGTTTGTTTAAATATGCACCAAGATTATTGGAAATGTAGTCCTTTACTGCTTTTTGAGTTGGAATTTTGCTGTCCGAAGAAAAACTTCCACCCAATGTATTAGAAGCATCAAATCCAGTAACAACAACATCGCCGCCTTTCAGTTTTAGGAACTCAACTTCAGAAATGGTAACTGTACCAGTAAAGGTAATGTTACCAGTTCTGTTTTCAATACGTGCGAAGTAACCTACTTTGAAGTCACCAAGTTCATCTGTACCAGAGGTATATACACGACCATAATTTTCGGAAACTTGTTCGTATGCTTCAATTTTTGTACCACCGTTTTCTGGTAGAGCATTGTAATCGGTTCCAGATCCAGAAAATTCCCAAGTGTGTCCCGAGGAGTTTACAATAGATGGTCTATGTAATTTAATTGTTTTGCCTACAAATTCTGCATTTGAATTTGCAACTACTAATCCTGTAGAAATTTTGGTAAAACTTGCTTCTTCGTTTAAGGTAATTGTTGCCGTAAATGGAGGACCAACAGTAACAGCACTTACTGCATCAACAAAGTATTCAATTAATTGATTAGTATTTCTATAATCATTCCATTTGACAACATAATGCTCCAGAGGTCTTCTTCCTAATCCAGTTACAGTTAAAACCGTTTTTCCTGTAACCGAAGTAGTTACATTAGTTATGGTGCCAATATCGAAAGAGTATGGATCTTGTCTAAATCCACGAGCTCTCAAAGCATAGATACCAAAGTTTGTAGCAGCGTTGGTGATAGAAACATAACCACCAGAATCAGCGTATACACCATCAGCACAGAACAGTACGAAAACAGAAACTAACTGAGAATAACCATCATTGACTACTTTGTATCCAGTACCACCAAATGAAACAATAGTGAACTGAGCGGCAACCATAGATTTACCCTGGTTAGGGTAAGATGCAGAACCATCTAATTCCAATCCTGGGAAAGGACAGTTTGGTTTGGATACCTTATCTCCATCGATTTCGCAACCGCCGCCACCTAAGAATGAGATAACAGAAGCGTTTTGAATGTATGGCGATGCCTCAATAATTGGAAGATCATTCCACAATCCTCTAGGAGTTATTCTCTCATCATTTGCATCATATAAAGTATTTTCTGGAACTGAAAGAATGCTATTAACATTAAATAATGTTCCGTATGTTTTTGTCGTAGCTCCTGGAATGACTGTTCCTGATAAAATAGTATCAAATAACGTTAGTTCAGTATCTATAGCACTAAAAATACCAGCACATTTTGAAGTATTTGTATCAGGAAGTATAGTAAGATCTATGAATAATGGAATTGTTGTTTCGTATACCCTAGTATAAGTTGCTCCATCTCCATTAGCACCTATCTTCCAATTACGCATTGCTAACTGCGCCAACTCTTTAACCTTGGTGTTAAATGCATAGCGAGTAGCGGCAAGCTCTCCAGCTGGAATACCTGTTAGTTGAGTTCCTGTGAAATATGCTTCAGCTGCTGTTACTATTCCAGCATTTCCTCCCAAAACAAGATCTCGGCAAAGATATGAAAGAACTGTGCGAATATCTCGCTTACACTTTCTTTCTTGATCTGTGGTTAATCCTAATGCTGGATATAAATTTTTTGTAAATCCTAATGCTTCTGAAGCAATAAAGTCTGCATTACGTTGAATCAAATACGCAGCATCCATCTGTGTACCAGTACTTGAGCTACCAGCACCAGACGATCCATTAGTGATAATTGTATTGAAAATATATGCAAGGTTGTTGATAGAATTTCTTACATTAGAACAAGCAGAATTTGCAGTGTCTTGAGTTACGGTACTATCAAAATATCTTGCTATAGCAGAATAAACTGGCGTGTATAATGCATCGGCAATTCTGCCGCCATAAACTTCAGTTACAGTGATGTATAAATCATTTGCTGTGCTAGTACCACCTAAAGAAGTTCCAAGAATTCTCATTCTGTCGCCAACTTTATAGTTAGTTCCTACTGCATTTACTGTTACGGTGTATACTCCACCAGTTCTGTTGACATTAAATGTTGCTGTAGAACCAGTACCATTTATGTTAGTTGCGGTTAATGCAGTATATGATGCGGTGCCAGCAGCAGCAGTGCCAGAAGAAGAAACAGCAAATATTTGTGTGCTGTCAGTTCTCCAACGTCGCATTGCCAAAATACATAACTGTCTAGCAATTTCAAAAGCTCTTACAGTTTCTGCAATTTGATAACCAACATACCCTAATTGTGTTCCTGTAATGTAGTATTGCGCTGCTTCAGCAACGTTATAGTTGCCTCCATATTCTAAATCACGAATAATAGCACTAACAAAATGTCCTATATCTCTACGGCATTTTGTTTGATTTGGTGTTGTAAATGCTCTTTGAATATATACTGTTGCTCCAATTGAAGGCGAAGTTCCAGTTGTGTAAGTATTTCCTGATGTTAAACCAAATGAGGTTAACGATTGTCCACTTAGTAATAAATATCTAACTTCAAATACAGTAGCACTAACTCTATTTGTAACTGTATAATCTGTATTAAAATTGCTATTTAAATTATTTTTATATAATTTTACATTATCATCTACATAAAAACCATGATTTCCTGTAGTAGTTATTCTTAGAATAACATAACCAGCATTTGCTCCAGATCCAGTAGTGGTTTGAATAGATGTAATACTAAAATTAGGGCAAAACTCATCTTCTATTTGTAAATATGTTTCATCTTTAATAAATTCAATATTGTTTCTAATTAAATTGCAAGCATCTTGATATCTTCTTGAAACATACGCAGGTTCTAAAAATTTGTTTGGAGAGTTTAAAAGAGATAGAGTTATATAATATGAATATGATTTTACAAAACCAGCATTTGGAATGTAATTATTTTGAACAAATGATCCTAATTTTTTAGGTATTACAAAACGTCTTGCTCTTCCGTCAGCATCACGAATAATTTTATAAATTCTTTGCTTTCCATTAAACATAGAAAGATCAGGAGATGAAGTTGGCAATCCACTGATTTCTACTTCTTGACCTTCTTTGAAATCATGAGTATTTAATCTTCCAATCAACGGGTTGGTGTAAAATACTACACCATCTACAGTTGGATCTGATTGTAAAGAACCATCAATTCTTGTAATTGGTAAAGTTGTTGTCAGATCTTGATTGTGTGATACTACTTCTCCTTCTGGTCGAATTGAAATTATATCTGTAGCAACGAATGAGTATGCTGATCTTAAAAATGTAAGTGTAGTAGTTCCATTCGCAGCCGCACCACTAGTATGAACTGGTCCTGTGCTTCCAGAAACTCCTCCAGTAGTTACCGTATAAACATTAGTACCATTATAAATTATTTGTCCAGATGTATATGTTGTTGTTTGGGCCCATGGTCTACCAGTATTTCCAGGATAAGTAAATGTTTCGCCAGTTTGGAAAGAACCACTTAAAATTTCTACATCAGCACTTCCATTAATATTGCCAGATTCAAAAGTTACTACTCTTACTACACCTACCGCGCCAGTGTTAACACCAGTTACATATTCATTTACAATTAATGCTGTTAATCCTGTGTTTGTTTGAAATGGTACTCTAATTTTATTGGGACCAAAAATTTGATGTCCTACGGGAAAACTTCTACCAAAATCACCGCCAGCAGTTGGATCATAATAAACACGTTGTTTGTCATCAAAAGCACATGCGTAATCCCAAGTAGCAACGGGATCTCCATTGCTATCAATTTTATCTCTAAATGTTAGACCAGAAATATAATTTTTATCCGCAAACTTAAACATGTGTTTGCGAGGATTGTTTGGTCTTACAATTACAATACGCAGAGAGTCACCGACAACAGAGCAATCTGGTGGAATTGAAATTGGGTTATCTTCGGTATACTCACCCCCAGAAACAACAACAGTTTCTTTAACTCCAACTGATTGAGAAGCAATTTGACATGCTTTCTTAATAGTTCTTACAGGAGCAACAGCCGAGCGACCATCATTACTATCATTACCGATCTGTGCAGAAACGTATACACGACCACCAACGTCATTGGTGGCGAGGTTTAAAACATACTCTGTGGTTGCGATTTTATCTGAATCGTCACCCAATTGAGGTGTAATGGAACGAGGAAATTTCATTTCCTCGTTATAAAATTCTAAATCAGCACTGTCTACTCTATAACCAATATGTTTGAAAGTTACTGTTCCATTAATATCAACACCATCCACCCAGGTTGGTGGGGTATTTGCTGTTAGTCCAGTATTTAAAGCTTCGTAAATATTTGTTCCAAAATATCTGTAGTCTCCCTTTTGGACGGCAACATTTCCAGACCAAAGAGTTCCTGTATTGTTTGCATATGTTTTTAGACTGGGAGCTCTAAATTTTGTATCTGGAGTAACAAAATTTTCAATATCAAGGTTTAAAATTCTTGCAGTGTCTGAAATAATAGAAGTAGATGTTCTAATAGCGCCGCTAACATCTAATTCAAAATCAACAGTATCCAAAAATGCAGTTGCTGCAGCACCAGACCCGCCGCCGCCAGAAAAAGAAACACTTGGGGCGCTGGTATATCCAAGTCCTTGTTCGTCAATGATTACAGCAACTAAAGATCCCGAAGAAATAATAGCTGTACCTGCTGCTTGAACTCCATTTGAAGTTTGTGGTGGACCAATAATTACTGATGGAGGACTAGAGTATCCACTTCCGTTACCATTGGGGTTAATAACAATTTTTTCAATTTTTTGACCTGTTCGGTTAATACCAACACGAGGAAGTTTTGTTGTAGTATCTAATTGAACTCTAACAACTTCTTTTTCATCAGACCCAATACCCGATCTAATACTAAGCTCATTAGTACCAATGAGTTTTTGATTAGATCCCTTGATTATTTGCTTATCGGCATTAAATTCTAAACTCATTTTGGCCTAATGCTCCGAAATTTATTAAAATTCTTCTATGTTATTTAGTTGTCAAGTCCACTGTAAACTGACTACTTGGACGTAAGCAATCCATTTGATATTTACCACTGTTCCTCCTCTGACCGAAGAATAACTGAATTGGTTCACTGCTCCAGCATCATATGATGTTATAGACCACGTTTCTCCAGATGGAACGCTGTCTTTTAATATAGTAATTAATTCAGATAGAACTTGCACATCTCCAGAAGCACCACATGTAACATGAGATTCAATTTTTGTAGAATAGTACCCGTTACCCGAAGCATTCACGGCAACAATATTTGCAGTTATAAAATTAATAGTATTTGATGGTAAAATAATAGTATTACCACTTCCACTCAAGGCAAGAATAGCGGTATTATTACCCCTCATAATATAATCTGTTTTATTCACATCAGTATAATTAGAATTTTTAATTTCTAATGTATTGATATTTTTAATATCTCGTAAATCATTTATAACTGTTGTTTCATTAACAGCAAATCCGCCAACCGAATTGTAAGTTTGTTTAGTTACTGCCATGGTTTATTATTTTTTAAAGATTGTTTTAACAACATTAAGTACAACTACATTTGCAGTAATTACACTCGAAGATAATGTAGCAGTCAATCTAACATTACTAGAGGCATCAAAATCAAACGCAGTATCAACTTGATTCAATGATGTGATGACATTACCATACTCAGTATGGAATATATCAGTACCCTTAGATACCACATTAAATTCCATAATTTCTCTATCATTTGTATTTACATTATTTGCAATTAATACCACTTTTGCTCCATTGTGTAATGTTGGATTGAAAATATTAAATAATGCAAAATTTGTGGTTCCTTTTGTTAATGTAAATTCAGATGTTTCAACCAAAACATCATCCAATTCAAACGTCTTCAACTCATTGTCTAATACTTTAATTAAAGTATTGGAACCAGTACCATAAGTTTTATTAATATAAATATCGCCAGTATTATTTAATCTAATTAATGGGTCATTATTTAATCCAGAAGATAATGCTACATCAAAATTTGTGCGAGTAGATAAAAATTTGCTAGTGGTAGATACACTATTATCTATGGTTAGTGCTAAATTGTCAAATGTTACGGTATCTACATTAAGATCCAAATTATTATTTGTGGATGTAATAGTATCTAATGTATTAAATAATACTTCATTCTGAGTTATGCGTAAAGTATTGTTGCCATTATTATAGAAGTATAAAATATTTTCATTTCCACCAGGAACACTTTCGGGAATAATATATGTGTTTCCATCAACATCTTTTACTCCACCTAAACTAGTCCAATTTGTGCCATTGTACCCTTCAAAAGAAGAAAGTGTTGTGCTGTAACGAATAGATCCTTGTGAAGGAGAACCTCTTTGTCCAGTATCTCCAGCAGGAATTACTAAAGAAGCAGTTGAATTAATTGATACTTTTTTCCCTGTAAATGGTTGTAAAACAATATCATCTGCTATTGCAGAAATAATATTTTGCGAGAGTTGTAATTTGTCATTAATTGTTAATTTGGTTGGAGTTGTGGTATTTCCAACTTTTACTGAATTTATTTTTCCAAAAGTTAAATCATCTACATAAGAACCAGTATATAAAAGTGTGGCAGTTCCATTTACAGCCGAACCTGTAGTGTGATTTGGTGGACTTGAAGAACTTGCAGTAGTACCAGCAATGGTAACCTCATAAACATTAAATCCATAATTTAAATAAGTACCTAATGTCACAGGAGTATTTGCATTCCAAGGAACACTAATTGGCACAACTGTATTCAATGAAGATATAGTTTTTAAAGTATTGAAAATAAATTCAGTTGGAGTTACTTTCAATGTGTTGGCGGAATCATTATAAAAATATAATGTATTATCATTTGCACCAACTGTTGCTTCTGCCGCAATATAAGTATTACCATCTAAATCTCTAACACCACCTAAAGAAGACCACGAAGAAGTTGTTGCACTATATCCTTCATATTGGGATGTATCAGTATTGTAACGAATAGCTCCATTTGCTACTATGGAACCTGAAGGTCTTTCGCTATTGTTTCCAGCAGGAATTATTAGAGCAGTTGTTGCAACTACTTTTGCTACTCTAGATGTAGATGGTGTTAGTATAATATCAGTAGATGCTGCTGAGGAAATATTGCTATTTACAATAGTTAATTTATCATTAATATTTAAAGATCCTGTTGTTTTTAATACTCCACTAGTAGTTAAGTCGCCGCTTGTGGGGGCAATTGATAATGTGGTGCCATAAGATACTATTGGAGATGTAATTAGAATATCAGTGGTAGTTATTATATCTAAACTACTGGAATTTATAGTATTAATTGTTGCAGTGTTTGCATTTAAAGATGCTGTGGTTGTATTTCCTACAATATCTAATGCGTCAAAATTTCCTTGATCTGATGTAATTGATAATGCTTGTAAATCACCTGTCTCGATATTTGAGGAAATTACATCTTCAGAATTTACATCATTTACTGTTAAAATTAATCCACTACCAAAAACTTTTGGGTTTACTTGATTTACAGTAATTGTTGCTTCCTGTCCGTTTAATCCCGCCTCGTCTTCGTGAGTAGATCCCCCATCACAAAAATAATACAACGTTGCTGGTGTTGTTGTGGTTGGAGTAATTGTTAAAAAAGAATTAGACCTAGTAACTTCAGATCCTGAATAGATAGCACCTTTAAAAGATAGTGTAACTGCTCCAGCAGTAGTTGGGGTGGACGATAGAGTTACTGTAGTTCCGTTTATTGCTTGTACGTAAACTTTTGTAGTAGAAACTTCTGAAACTAACATACCAGTTCCAGAAGTTTTGGTAACTTCCATACCAACTAAAATACCAGTTGCACTTGAAACAGTAATTTGTGGACTGGAAGTTGATAGAGTACTAGTGATACCACTAACTACATTATTTGTTCCATCTGGATGTATACTTAAATATAATGGATGACTGGATATAGAAGATAAATTAAACGAATATTTACTATCTTTGTAAATCGTTAAATTTGGATGTAACTGTGGTCCACTACCTAGATCAATGAAATATTTCTCTCTATCGTCAATTGTGGAAATTGTGAATGTTGGTGTAGTTGTTCCAACTTTTCTCAAAATCATAGATGTAGTTAATGTGCCAGATGTAGTATCTGCAGTTATAAAACTTATATTTGCTCCACTGGTTAACTTTTCTTTTACGCTAAGATTAGCATTTACAACTACAGTAAAAATTGTAATCGTTAAATTATTAGCAGGAGTTGCACCACCTAAAGATGCTCCATTGATTGTAATAGTATCTGCAGGAGCATAACCACTTCCAGCAACAGATATTGTGTCTATCGTGTAAGTACCACCTGTTCGAGAAATGGTAAATCTTGCATTAATACCAGAACCAGAAGTGGACGAGGGAGCTACGTTAGTATATGTCTGTGTTCCAGATGCTGCTGTGCCATTACTATTTACAGTTAAAATTGCACCTACGTTTGCAACTTCTAAATTATCATTAACTAAAATATTTGTTGAAGGTATAGTTCCACTAAAAGTTATTTTTTGATACGTCTCACTAGACACATCATATATTACTGGAGAAACTAAATCTTTAGCGGCAACTGATAACGTGTCTCCAATAATATACCCAAGACCACCGTTAATTATAGAAAAATCTGATACAACACCAATTGCACTAATTGTATAAGCAAATCCAGTTCCAGAACCATATGTGGGAGTGAAACTTAAAGTAGCAGATCCTGGTGTTGTTGGTGATGATGATAGTGTTAATGTGGTTAAATTTTGTATTGATTGTACTGTAGTATTTGCAGCTAAAACACCAGTACCAGCGGTTTTAGTTACTTCTGCACCGATTTGAATATTAGCAGTTGATGCTACAGTTATTACTGCTGGAGTCGAAGATACAAAATCTAATGTAGCTGCTCCAGATCCAGTTGGGTTTGATGATAGTGTTATTTGTGTACCACCGTTCACACTTAAAATTGTAGTATTTAATCCTAAAGTACCAGTAGAACCAGCACCAGTAGTTACTGACATTCCAGCAACTAAACCAGAAGTACTAGTTAATGTAACTAATGGAGTTGCAGTCGATAATGTTGCAGTTAACCCAGAAATATTACCTGTTAAAGTGGTTGTTACCCCAGTAACAGCCGCTGGTAATGATAGAACATTTCCTGATACATATCCACTACCGAAATCAGAAATTTCTAAACCTTTTACTTTTAACGGATTATTTGTAATAGTATATTGAAATCCGCTACCAGATCCACCAAGGTTTGCCGCAGATGCTGACAAAACATTGCCTTGTAAATATCCAGTTCCTTGAGATGTAATGTTGATCGAACTAACTACACCACCAAATACATTTATTGTAGCTTGAGCTCCAGATCCACTTCCACTAACATTTGTTAATGGAACATTCTGATAAGTGTTTGATACATAACCAGATCCAGGATTTGTTATTGATCCTTGTATTCCTTCTACCGTAAAGGTACACTCTGCTCCAGAACCTGATCCGCCTGTTAATTTTTGTTGACTGTATGCACCGATGGTGTAATTAGATCCTGCATTAGTTGTAGATCCAGCAAATCCATCTACAGTAATAGTTGCAGTTGCTCCTTCACCAGTACCACCTAATAGAGAAACAGTGTCAAATATTCCTTCATCATAAAAAGTACCAGCAGCAGTTGTAGTTATTCCTGCGGTTTCTAGTATTTTTCTTTGTAAAGTGAAATTTCTGTATGAATAATGTGAACCAGATGAAAATTGAAATAATGATTTTGATTCACAAACAACACCTATTGCTTTATTTTCTGGTTTAAAAATGCCGAGAGATGAATCTGAAGTGAACGCTAAAGATGGAGATGCTAGTGTGCCATCTCCTAATCTTAAATTTCCAGTGGCAAGATCGCTACCACCACTACTGATGCCGTAAACATCTTGAGCTAGCAGATTTATTTTTTGTCTCTGAGATTCCAGAGTGTCTGTTTTGGCGACATTTCTAAGTACTGCTGGCATTGTTAATAAATTCTCTTAGAAGGTTTTTAATATCTGATAATTCATTTTTTAATTCTTCCACATCAGATTGAAGTTTTTTAATAGACGCTGAACCGTTTTTACGTTTTTTTGCGTCTTCAAATACACTTTTATCAGTATTTATAATGGCACCAGTACTATTATCTCTAACGAGATAATCATGATCCATTACTTTTGTATAATCCATCAGAATGAAGCAACTATTCTACAATCTTGAATTTTAGGAACAAATACTGGTTGTGAACTTCTAAGAATAATCTTAATGGCAAAAGAAGAAAATTCTGGAAGATCACGAACACTAAATTTATACTCTTTATATGAAGATTGATTTTCTAAGTATCCAGATACGACATTATCACTGGATGGGACAACTACAATATCTGGACTTCCATCTTGATTAAAATAATTCCAATCCAAATCATCAAAATTATATTGTGAACTTGCTAGTTTATACTTATAAAGAACTTTAATATCATCTTGTTCGAATAGATTAGCAGATAATCTCACATCAATACATGAGGAAGGATTTTCCAAAGAAATTTCTTTAGTTACATATTTGGCAATAGAAGAACTATTTTTCGAAGCACTTTCATTTACATATAAAACACCAGAAGAATAAGTTATAGATTTAATTTCTGCAAATGCTCTTTCCGATGAAGCTAAATTATCATATGATAATAAATCACCAGATCTGAATATATCTGGTTGTTGTGCGCTAGTATTCCCAACAAACGAAATTCTGGCGTATGGTGTTACAGTTGCATCTGCAGTGAAGTTATTATTAATGGGGTTTTTGTTATTTGCAATTCTTAATTCTTTCTTCCTATCATCCCAAAGAACAACAGTACCACTAATAATGTTAGTATATTTTTTAGTTAAATCACTCTTATCAAATGCAGTAATAGTTGAACCTTTATCAAAAGTAAATGGTACTTCTGTGATACCATTAGGTGACGAGAATACATTTGATGGATATTGATTCAATCCAGAAATATCATCAAAGAGTAAAGTTTCATTTGCCTGGAAGATGGTATCAGTGAGCATCTTAATCCATAGAGTTGTTGTTGATTTATCAACTTTCACAATGACACCTTTTGCTTTAGAACTATAACCAGTTACCGTTTTAATGTTAGTTGTGCTACCAACAATATTACTTTCGGAAATAGACCCAAGACCAGTACCACTGTAAATAACTTTGTAAATAGGATACAATTTAATTATTTGATCTCTTCTTCCAAAACGAGATTCTACGCCACTTGATTTTTCTACTTGATTGTGAACTAATTTAACGGAACTAGTTCTCAAATCAATTACTGGAGATAAGTAAGATTTATCTGAAGATAGTTGTAATTTATAGGATAAAGATTCTCCGTTAATAGATGTATTTTTTAATTCATTAACTCTAGAAGCAACTACTTTCTGATTATTAAAAATATGTTCTTGGTTTAAAAATGTTTTCTCGTAACCATTATCAGATGTTGATTGGGAATACGAAGAATAAACAGTAGAAATATTATCAACAGGAACAATATTTGTAGTCTTAACGTATGCTTCAACTGAGGTCGAAGGTAATGATAAAATACCTACTTGAGTATATAATTTCTCAAATTTTCTATTGTATGATGCAAATACAGTAGTACCACCACCAATTTCATTTGAAGTTGCGCGAATTTCGGTATTGATGTGGTAATATTCTAGACCAGAGTTAATTACGGTGAATAGTTTATCGACGATTAGTTCTGATGCTAAACCACCAAAATTGTTTATAGATTTAAACGAAACATAAGAATCTCCACCATCTTCAAAACCATTATTGAGATGTCTTACTTTTACAATTTTATTATTGTTGCGGAACAAATCTGATGTAGCAGTTCCATCTGAAGTTGAATCTGTTTCAAATGGGTTTGCTTCGATAACCTCGTAACCAAGTGCTTCGTTTTTCAGATTAAGCACAGCAGTTCTAGAAGTATCAAATTCTGCTCTAAACAGAGTAAACTTAATGTCCTCAAAAATATCTTCTGTCCAAGTATCTACGTTTTGTGATTTAAATACAGAACCAATAAGTGGTTGTGTAGTTACTGCTGCGTTTGTTATTTTTTCATTTTGACCTAATTTAGAAGACCAAATTTCATAATCAGTTGAATCTGATTCTACAGCAAAAGCATATTCACAGTCATTTTGTAGATAAACTGGATAATCAAATTTGAAGAATGTGGGAATAGTTGACTGTTCAGTGTCAGTATCTGTTGCTACTCCCATTCTAATTGCTGGAGTATCAATAGTAATGAATGATTTAATAGATGCTCCAGCTGGGGAAGAACCAGTTCCATTAATAATTACTGATGGTGCTTCAGTATACTCGGAACCAGTAATAGTTACTTCTGCATCATATACATTACCACTTGACACGTAAACGTTAGCAGCTGCTGTGATACCACCAAGAAGTTGGGGACTTTCGATGGTCAAGGTAGCAGTTTCATAACCAGAACCAACATTAGAAATTTCTAGTCCAGTCAGTCTGCCAGAATCTTTAGCGATTGTTACTTTAAGTGCAGTAGAAATTGTGGTATTTTTGGCATTATATAGACTTAAACTATCAAAGAGTAAATCTTCATTTTGAACAAATAATTTGCCATTGTGATTGGAAAGAACAATAGTATAAATTTGATCGTTTGATAAAGTATATTCGCCATTAATTGATGGGATTAGTTCAATTTTATTTTTATCTAAAACTGTTTTGATTGGACCAGATGCTTTTGAATTAGCGCCAGTAGCGAATTCTCCTCTAGTAATCTTTAAACTACCGTTTGTAAAGACTCTTAAATAGGTGTCTGACAATAGTGACTTTTCGGTTCCAGGAATAATATATTTTCCTGGTTTGCCACTTTCTATGTTTGATAGATATACTCTAACAGGAATTGTAGAACTCTTCTTAGCAAAATACAAGTTAATTCCTGTTAAGAAAATACCACCAGGGCTATTTTCAATCTTAAATGACTGTGATAAAGGATTTGGTTTGATTTTAGCACCATCAATTAATTGTATTCCTTCTTCCGATTTTAAAATAGCGGGAACAGTGGAAGTAATTGAAGATGGATTTTGTGGTAATGATCCAGCAACATGATAAACAATACTAGAGAAGGTATCTACATCAGAATTGGTACTTCCATTAGTATCTGATGTAAACTTAATTGTCTTAGATCCAGTAATAAAATATAGTGGATCTCCATTAGAATCATAAGAAATATTTTTGATATCAGTAGGAACAGAAGATCCAGATACAGGTGGTAATCCAGATGGAATTAAGATTACACCACTAGCATTTCCATTTTCATCAGTAACAATACCACTACCAAAAGTGCTAATTGAGTTGCCAGCAATTCCAGTAAATCTGAAATCTTGAGCAACCCATCTATCGATATTTTTGCCATCAACAAAAACAAATAGTTTTGTTTTTGGTTTCATTCTAGTGAGAACAAACTTAACTAATCTTGATTCGCAGAAGAATTTAATATTAGAAATAACACTATTACCACCAACAGTAGATGAAGAAACGCCTTGCGCTAATTCATTATTTTGTGGACTAATGTTTGAAGAACTTGCTACATTAGCAGTTACTGTAGTGGAAGATGATGAGAAATTAATATCATTTAACGGGGAAGTATTGAAGAAAGTTCTATTTGTTCCAATCCAGTTAATCGAGTAGTTATTGTAGATACTTGCCAGACCTTCTCTAGTATCTTCCTTAGCATAAAATACTGAAAATACTTTCCCGTCATTATTTAAAATTGCTGGGAATTGCTTTTGATTAAACCACTGGTCTACTGGTGGATTTAGTTGTACATCTCCAACATATTGAACAACTACAAATGGATTGATGTTGATTGTTTTAGTAGCAAAAGAGCTACTGAGATATGAAATATTTGTGTATGGTAATGTTACAACACCATTTGAAATAGTGTAACCATCTAATGTTCTTTCTTCGTTGCGGGTATTAATTTCTTTTAATCTTAGTGAAGACTCTAATGATCTTGGACGCAATACAGATTGTTGAGTATCAATCGCACATTTATAATCAACGGAAATTAAATTGCCAATATTGTGTGATTCAAAATTATCTACAATAAACCCACTCTTGAATCTGTCAAGTCCAATTTCATCCTTTACTTGCATGTTGAGTGCTTGTTGCTCCAACATACTGAGTAATGTATATTTTTCTAATCTTTCAATACGCTTTTCTAATTTTCCGATATCACGCATGGTGTATCGCTTATTATCTACTGGAATGATATTTACATCATTAGCGGAGGCAGTAAATGCTGGTAGATAATAATAATAAATTGGAATGGCATCATCTAAATCTGTTGGTTTTGATGGGTTTAATGATGGATTACCTTTCTTAATTAGGAAGTCACCATTTTTATTTAAGAACAATCCATCAATTCTATCTAGATATTGTTGTAGATCAAAAGATAAACTATACTCTAAATTTTGATCTGAAGCAATAGTACCAGCAGTAATTCCTCCCGCTTTAGTAAAACTTGGTGGTGAAGAAAGAATGGATGTATCCTGGTAACCGCCAATTGTGCAAGTAGAATCAACTTTTGCTCGGAAATCAATTACATCTTTTAGTGATACTTTACCATATACAGTTGAGTTGAAGTTGGGGACATCATCTTCAGAAACTCCAGCTTCGTGTAAATACGAGTCAATTGTGCAAAAATCTCCTTGGGAATGTTCAAAATAATCAAATCCAATTAATAATTGACCAGTTGGTGGTTCGTATCCTGGTTTTAAAACAATTCTTGCTACGTCGTAGAAAGTATCTCTTTGTCCATCATCAAACGTAAATCTGTCGGTAACGTCGTTACCAGATAACAGAGTGCCATTAACATCTGCTACGGGAGCAACCGATGTGCTGCCCTCGTAAACATACTTAAATTTATAAACATCAGAGTAGGATAATACTTCGGATGAATTTGTATCATAATCAACTCCTCTGAAAGGAATTACTCTATCTCCAGGAGAAGAAATTACAATTCTCTTGTTTGTATATGATGTTTTTAAACGTGGTTTTGCCTTACTTACTTCTACGGTGGCTGTTAATTTAATCTTAAAGTTGTCATAACTATTGATAGTTCCGAAAAAGTTAGAAGGAAGATTTACGGTTACGCTACCAGCAGTTAATCCAGTTGCAGTATCTGAAGAATTGGTAATTGTTACTTGATCTTCGGACAGATATAAAATATCTCCCTTGTCCACCGAAGTGTTTGGGTTACTTTCTTTATCTGGATCAAGAATAGTTATTAGGAAATTCTTTTCAGTGAAAGCTACAAATCTTTGAGTACCATAAGGAAGTTGAGCTGCAAAAGTGATATTACCACCGCTGCTTGTGATTTTTGTGATAAAATCTCTTCTCAAATAATAAGTAATTTTTGAGTTTTCTGGAGAAGATACAACTGAATTTAAATATTTTGCTCCTGTTGGAATAATCAAAGAAGAAGAAGTAGAATTTTCTATCTTAGCTCTTAATCTAATAATGTTAGTATTTACCACATCTTTCTTTAAAGCAGAATCAAGATAAATTCTTGCTTTCAATAAACCTTGGGGTTGAGTGACATATTGAATAACAGTTCTCTCAACAGTGTTATCACTATAAACAAATTGTATAACATCTCCTTGTACTAAATCGGGAGAAGGATCACCAGAGAATCCATTACACTCAACAAATTTATATCCTCTGGTTCCAGAGAAAGTAAAATCGGTAAGTGTCTTGTTGCTTAAGTAAGAATTATTAAAAGATTCAACATCCGCAGTGAAAATATACTTAGAATTTGCCCCAAACTGCGAGAACATTGATTTTACATTTTGTGGTCCATAAGTAACCACGGTATTCTTATAAAGAACGGGGAAAATAAATGCCCCAGTTCCAACTGTAGCAGTAACTGAAGGAACTGAATTATATGATTCAGAAACTAAATCTCTATCAGCAACTTCTATTTTATAAATTGAACTGCCAATTAAATTAATTTTAACAGCAGCACTTTCATATCCAACTCCATTAATCAGCACCTTACTGATGATTGAGTTATCTCCTGAAGAAGTAGTAGTGTAACCAGTTCCTTTGTTGTAGACTACAAAATGAGAAATTGTGTTTTCTCTAGCAATTCTTCTTGAGTTGCCGTCTTCATCTACAATAGTTTCTCCTGGTTTAAATTCTCCAGATAAAGTGCGTACAAATAAAGTATTTCCAGTTGAATAATACCCACCAGACAAACCTTCAACTACACCGTAAGCACCACTTGTTAATCCAACAACATACTTTCCAATATAAAAAGAGGTACTATCTAAATCTTTATCAACGATAATTTTGGTAAAGAAAATTGGATTGAAATACGAAAGATTGAAAATAGCATTATATGGTCCTGAATCCAGAACGGATGTTAAAATTGCTCCAGATCCGTTCCCTCCAGATATTGTTACAGTCGGAGCAGTAGTGTATCCAGAACCAAAATTTGTTATCTTAATAGAAGAGATTGAACCACCACTAATAGTAGCAGTTGCTGTTGCTGTGGTGCCGCTAGGAGGCGCTGAAAGGGTTACTGAAGGAACTGAGGTATATCCAGTACCCCCAGAGTTAATAACTACACGTTGAACGGATGAAGCACCAGAACCTCTACCTTTTGATAATATAATATCCGTATCTGTATTAAATCCAGAACCCTTTTCTACCAAAGTAAAATTCTTTGGTTTACAAATACCAATAATTGGAGTGATACTTTCATTATAATCAACAATTTGACCATATGGAGCTGGTTGACCATCAGCATAATAAAAATCATCTGATAAAGTTTTAGTAGCAAAAATAAATCTTACTTTAGATCCATTATCTTCATCATAATCTGTTAGTAAATTTAAATAAGATTTGTTGCCTAGTACAGTGTACTCTACATAATTTGCGGTTGGATCCGATCCAATTTCTGGTCTTTTTACAATATTATACGCAAGAATTTCTACAGATTCTGATACTACAGTTGCAGCAGAATTTCCTTTTTGTATAATAAACCACAATTTAGTTCCCAAAATAGAATCCGATGGATAAGTTGGATTATCTCCACCTAATTTTAGGTAAATTGTTCTGATTGCTTGATCTGTTGTGTATTTTAATCCCCTGCGATTAAATTTGGTTGTTATATTATTAAAACCAATTTTTCCATCATTAAAAATAGAATTTAAATAGATATCTGGATATCCGTTCAAATCTTCTCCTTCTGCATTTAAAGGAACACTATTGTATGTGTTTGAAATATTAAATCCAGATAATTGAGATACTTTAATTCTGTTATTTTCTTTTTTAAAAGTATCTCTAGCTTTTTCTATGGTCTGATATGTAATGTCTTTTTTTACAATTTCATAACCTTTTACATATGCTTTTCCTGGACCAATTCCAGCAATCATTAACCCCCTAGCAGCATCTTCTTCCGTGCCGTTAACGAGATTTGTATCTGGATCTAACGCATATGTTCCTCTATTATCATTTCTGAGATAATACTCTCTCAAATCAATTGAAAAATCATTGACTACATAATCACCAGATTCATCGTAAGTTCTTCTTGCTAAAGTTTCTTCAATTAAATTGTATGATTCTGATTTAATTAATTTTTGGATAGCACCATTTTTGATGGTAACTAATTGTATAAATTCTGATGATGTTGTAGCATCATATTCATAAACTGATAAAATTAAATTTATTTTTAGACGATGTGCCCCAGGTGCCGAAAAATTAGAAAACCCCCTAGCGTTGTCGTATAGTGTGTTATCTTCTTCAGGTGTAACAATTTCTTCTTTTACTTCAAATCCAACTTTTACTGATGGTTTGTTGTAATACTTATCAACAACAATAATTTGCTTGGCATTATTTACAAAATATCCATTAACAAAGTAAACACCTTCTTCTACCTGTACGGCAGAAGCATACCCCATAGCAGGACTATCTGTGGTAACTATTTTTTTAGTATCATAATCAATTACATCAATGGTTGCTGGTAAAACGCTACCATCTGTTCCTACAATCAATAAAGGACTATCAGCAATATCTAATACTTCTAAAGTTTCGCCTTGTCTAAAATTAAATTCTTCGTTGGTGTTACCGCTATTGGTATACTTAACAAACAATACGTCAGATTCTGTTTCGCTACCATAAGCATACGAAACAACAGTTGCTGTTACCCCAGAAGATAACCCAGATAAAATAGTCCCTACTAAATTTTTAATATCGTATTTTTGAAATACAATATTTCCATTCACATTGACTGCTACTTCAGATACAGAAGATAATTTAACATAATTTAATTTGTTATTGAAAGAGACTTCACCAGGGACAACTTGTTGCCCCTGTTTATATTGGCTCTTACCAAAATTCTCAATTTGATTCTGTAGTACAGATTGGAGAGTGGTTAACTCTCTACTTTGAATAGAATATCCAGGTCTAAAAAGAACTTTATAATATCCCTTCGAAGCATTAAAATCGTCATTATATGGCGTTGAATTAAGATTAATCTTCTGGGGCATTTTTAACTCATCGTGATAGTATTGGTTGTCTTAAAAAAATAATCAAATCAGAATTCGATAACTAATTTAATATCTTCAATTTGGTCAGCAGCTCTTGTGATGAGTCTTCTGTTTTCAATATAAATTAATTCGCCAGAATTAAATTTAACTTCTGGTAGTGCTAAACCACCGTTCGCTGGGTTGGTTGAATCAACACCAGTAGCAAATGTAGAACCAAGAAGTGCTCCAGTAAATGCTACTTGAACAGTACCAGAAATACCAGAAGAAGCGCCAATGATTGGTTGGGAAGCAGTTGCTTTAAATGGAACAACAGCACCGTTATGAGTATGTACTTCTGGGATTTGAACATACTTTAGAACACCAGCAGTTGTGCTAGCATTATCAAGAGTATAAGAAACAACTTTACCTTTTGAAATTACACCAGAAATTGTTTGTGTGATTTCTTCGTCAGGAACAAAGTTTCCAGATGCTCCTGTAATTTTAATAGCGTATAAAGCAGTTCCAGTATCGCTTGAGAAGAAGTTTGTTGAACCAAACTGCTGTGGATCTTGGAGAATACCAATTCTACGGAAATCGTTATCAACAGGGAAATCACCAGAACCTTCTGCATATGTTAGACGAATGTTCGTCATAATACGCTTGGAATTTAGTTCCATGACTGGATCTGCGCCATATCCACCTTGAGGAGGGATTACGACTTCTACAGATCCTCTAGCAGTAGCACCGACTGTAGTTGGTGTAGTTAAAGCAGCAGATGTGAATAAAAATCCATTTTTTAAAATAACATTGCCATAAGTATACCCAGTTCCCGCAGCATTTACAGAAACTGCAGTGATAACTCCACCAGCACTTGTAGTAATTTGAACTTTACCACCAGTACCATCACCTTGAATAGCTGCAAACATAGTGGTGCTTACTGGTAAGTTAGCGCCAGGATCTCTCAAAAGAACCGTTTGAATTGCTCCATCAACTGCACCAGATTGAACAGTGGAGTTCAATACAACTGGCATAAAATCTGATGACAAGAATTTAATTACATCATCGGTTGGGATGGTATACATGTATTTCCATCTATAATTACCAGATGGTTCGCTATAAATTCCACTAGCATAAGTTCCTTCGCCACCAGCTGGTGTTGTAGTTGGAACATATGTTGATGGTACGCCACTTGTGTTAGTTGAACTCGTGCCATTATAGAGACAAGTGAAAACTTCATATGAACTGTTCAACACAGCATATTTGGCGTCAGTAGATGCAAGTGATGCCTGACCTGTAGCAGTAGGTCTTTGAGAGTTGTAATCAGCTCTCCACATATCATATGTAACACTTGTTGCCCAGTTTACACGACGAATAACATGTCTTGCGTTGGCAGCATTAATTCTTTTGTATGCAATCATTTCATCGTAAAGATGAAACTTCTCTTCTTGGTTATCGTGATCAGCGAGAGCAGGAGCAACTTCTTCTGTAGCGAAACGATAAACTCCAGATTTGGCGGTAGCTGTAGATGTTCCACCAGTTATTGTGGTGCCAACAGGAATTGTTGCTGTTGGTGAAACACCAGTTAATAATAGACTATTTGGGTATACTTCGGAAACAGTACCAGTGAATGCGCCACCAGTAACTGTTTCACCAACACTGAAGTTGGTTGAACTTACGTTGTAAATTTCTAAATATGTTTTCCAAGCTTGGGGTCTACCAACAAAGAAATACATTCTTGAACGGGTTGCGTCAGAATCGCCCGTACCTTCTGAAAGAGATTCCAGAAATTGTTTGGCGTTAAAAATTCTGAACTTTTCAGAAATGATTGCGGGCATGTTTTTGTCTCTCTATAAAACGCTATTTTATTTATATTTATACAGTTTATATCGAATATGGGACAATTTCAGCCCCAACAGATATGGTATTTGACCCAGAATAAACAGTGCAACCAGTAAAGGAGTTTACCGTTTTACCAGTGTATTGAATTACACCACCACCATTATGGAATAAGAATCCACTAGATGGGAAATATGTAGTTTTTTGCACTGCTAATGTCGAAGTAATGGTGCCAGAATACTGAGATATGGTTAATGGATTTTGAACTGATGGATAACCAGCATTGTAATATATTCCAGTATCTAAGTATGAACTTTCATTTGATGTATCAAAGTTTTGCAAAGATATAGGTCCATAACTTAATTCAAATTCTTCTATGGTAACACCACTAACATTACTAAATCCAGTATCCATATATCTCCATGATTCTAGAGTTTGTATTTTATTTCCTACACTGCCTCTTAGATAACTATTGAAGTCAGTTTCATTGGTTATTGATCTATTTTGTACTTGAATAGTTCCACCAGATCTCAGACCTATAACTGTAATTACAGGATCTAATACTACAACAGTACTAGATCTAGTAATCACATTTCCATCTATAACAATACTTTCCAAGAAGAAATCTACAAATCCTGATCTAAAATTCTTAATGCATTCTGTGGATACCTTAGAAATTGTAGAAGTGATTATTTCTTCAATGGTTGATATTACAATTCCAGATACCTTAGTAGTAGTCGAGAAAGATATTATACTCTGATCTACATATGCTACAAAACCATTATTTTCTACGGTGTTGATAGAATTATAATATACTTTTTGTTCAACTAATCCTAATATTTCTTCACCAACCGAAACAATATTTGGATTGATTGTCTGCTGAATATATGAGGTAATATCATTTGTTGCCAGTGATTGAACGGATGTTAATTGAATAGCAATCTGTTCAAAATAACCAGTAAATCCACCATTAATAACATTAACAATTGAATTTACTGAGGTGACATCTTGAGTAATAACATCTATTTGTGTGCCAACCGAAATCAGATTGGGATTAGCTGTTTGTTCTATGACACACGTTATATCTGCAACTGATGCTGATCCAGTGGAAATAGAACCTATAGAAATAATTTCAGATACTCCACCAGCACCAGAAAGACCAACAGAAATAATAGAAACATTCTCTCTATATTGACGTACAAAAGCACCAGCATCATGTGATGTGGCACTAGTCCCATCAACGGCTCTGGTAATATTAATGAAACGATCTGATAGTTTATCATCATATCTGATAATTTCACCATCAATCATTAAGCGACCAGAAACAGTAAATTTACTTGTGTCTGGAATATAAACAATAAGATCAGTTGCTGATAGAGGAGATTGTAAATAAGCACCTGTATCGTGCAATGCAGGGTATGTTGGACTTTGAATGAGTTTTAAGAAACTTCTTACATCTACAAGAATTTCTCTATTAGTATCCCTTACAGTTACTATAGATTCGGAAGAAACTTGTTCTATCGGAGGAGCAGAAGTTGAATATAAGAAAGATGATAAAGCAGAAAGAGAAGTAATTTGTATTGCCCCAGGTTCTATAATAATATCACAAGATGTTTTTGGTTGAATTACTGGTATGGTTGGTTTCGCATTGATAGAAATTTCAGCGGTGATAATAATATCACTTTTAGTTAATTTAACTAAATTAAATGACTCAATGTAAATAATTGGTGGTTCTGGTTCTGTGCTTAATAATGATCCAGAACTAATAATTAGTCTACTAGATTCAACCAGTGGAGTAAAGAAATTAGTTATAATTCTATGATGAGAATTTTTCTTTGATTTTTTTACATAATATCCTCTAGTAATATAAACTTTAGGTGGACATTGGTATCCACTACCAACATCAGTTAAAACAACGTCAATTGGTTCTCCATTGTGTACTACAACATATCCACGAGCACCGCCTCCAGAAGAAGGAGATATTACACTACCTCCTTCGTCTTTTAATGCTTGGGGAACAAAATTTAAACGTGGAGCATCTTCATAACCATATCCAGCTGGTCTTGGTAGAATTTGTTTAGTTTCATAGCGGTCATAGTCCTTTTTATTCCAAGTTAATGAAGTAACTTGTCCGTATGTGGGTGATAGAGAATCTGTATCTACATTAGCAATAATATCTAATCCTTCTCCTAATTGTATTCCATTATAATTGGTAGTTGATATTTTACCAAGATAACCAGTAGTTACATCAGCATTTTCTCTATATTCAGTTTTAATTACTTCCGACGGGATTGATAGAATAGTTCTATATTCATTTTCACCGTCAATTTTAATTTCATCATCTGGAGAAAGAGCATTCCAATAATTTGGTTCTAAAGATGATCCGATCAACCATCCTGTGGTAGTTTTCCTTAGAATATCCAATGTTTCTTCAGTTTCTTCAAAATATACGCTACTACCAGTAGTAGATATTGCATGACCAACTGCATTAATTGAATTTGTTGGAATAATGACATCCCCCAATCCATCCGCTCTTCCATCAATACAATATAAATCTTTTGTTGTAACAAAAATTTTATTTTGTGTTTCTAACGTTAGCGTAGTTGTGATATAAACAATAGTGGCAGTAGTTGATGGGACAGAAGGAGCAAATGGCACTTCATATTTAAAAGTATTTGCCGTCAAATCAAACGGCATAATAAATCCTACATTAATATTGAATTCCTTTGCTGTGGATCCAAAAACTCTTATCTCTTGTCCTGCACGTAATCCATGTGGCGTTACTGTGTTTACAGTTATTGTGGTTCCACTTGCCGTAATAGATGAAACACTGATAGGTGTTTCTTTAGCATCATATTTTTTGATTGTGCCTAAAGCAGTATTTGTTTCATAAGTATTTCCCTGATAGCAAACAATATCCGTAAATTGTTTTAGTCCAGGATTATAGTTTACTTGTAATTCAATGCGATTTAAATAATCATTGTGGTCAAAATCAAACATTGTCAAATACTTAATAGTATTTCTACCATAAGCGTATATAATATTGATTTTTTGACCCAAACGCAGAGGTTCTACAAAAGAAATATTTGATCCTCTAATTACATAAGATCTTAACCTTTTTTGTAATACTTCTTCTACAAAAACCAGTACATTTCTATCATCATCCACAGAAACAGTTTTACCAGTAACTGCAGATCTTAATGTGAATGGACCAGTAAATTCATCATCAATATATTGTTCGTCTATAACAAGTCTTTCATAAGCACCAACATTATATGCAAAGAATGATTGTTTTGCTTTATTAAATACATCATTTGACGAAAGTTCTTCAAATTTTTTGGGAGCTTCTAAAAATACAATTTCATTCGGAACAGTAGTTCTCTTGATATAATATGCTCTATCTTTTGGAAGTAATGGTGTGGTGCCAGATCTCTGAATTACACCATCTACAGAAACAATCAAATTATCTGTGCTTGGTAATTCTACTGGGGTATTATCTTCATAATACAATTGGAATGAAGTTTTAATATTATCAAATTGAGATGAAATATCTTTTATTTTTTTGAAATTTTCAGAATTTAATGTAGAGTCTTTAAATTTTATAAGTCTTCCAACAAAATCTTGTGAAGGAGTATCAACACCAACAACATAAGATCTAACTGAATAATCAACAAAATATGCATTTGTAGCAACAGTATATCCATCTACAGTAATGGTGGAACCAAATGGGGTAATACCAGTTAAAATATTGGTAGAATATACAGAAGATAGTACAGGTAGTAGTTTTCCTTGTGGTTCTGCAGTAATGTAACGATTACCTATAATTACCGTACCAACAGTAGATGAAGATACTAAACCAGAAATTGTTACAATATTATTAGCAAGATCAACACCTTGCAATCCAGAATTTTGTGAAATCCCATTTCCACTAATTGCTAATCCAGCACTATTTACAGTTAATCCAGTGACATTAGATAATACTAAAGTTGCGGTGTTATTCCCAACATTATTGGTAAATGATACAACATTATAAAATGATCCTTCTACTCCTTTATCAACTATTTTATATGTACCAGACAACTCTGGTGCAATAACTACACCAGTTTTATACAGTAAAAACTGTCTTGTCGATGTTGTGGTAGTAAACTCTTGACCCACTACAAAATATGATAAATCCAATTGACTTATCGTGGACTTAAATTTTATTTTGTAGGATGATACTGGATTTTTTGCCGTTAAGGAATCATTACCATATGAACCTTCAGAAAATCGTTTTCCTAATGGCGCTTCGTTAAAGATTATTGTTGAATCGGTTACATTATATGACTTTATAGGTTCCTGTAAAATACCATCCAAAGAAATAAACAAATTATTAACATTTGAAACATTCAATAAGGAGTTTGAACCCTTTATTTTCATATTAAATGTTTTTGTGCCACTTCTATTTCCTTTTTCGTCTATATAACCATCAAATGCTGGATCCAAATAAAATTCATAGGAAATTGTTTCAGTTGTATCAAAAGGAGCAACATATGCAGATCCTTTACCTCTAACTTCATTTACATCTTTGACTTTAACAGTAGTCGATGTAATAACACGTCTAGTGCTTTCGACACTAACTCTATTTTTTTCTGGATCCCATAGTTGTACAAAACTAACCTTTGATGGAGTTACTGGATTTGCGACAAATTCAACAGATCCTCGGGTGTTTATTTCTACCTCACCAAATACTTTAAATCCAGCTGGATGTGAGGTTTTTTTGATTAAATTGCGCCAAATATCAGTTGGTGTTCTAGATTTGATAGTGTATGAGTAATCTTGATAGAAATATGAATCAGCAATACGTTGTGATTCGGAACCAATATTTGATCTATCAGAACTATAATATCCCAAATTGTCATAATACGATTTAATTTGAGGAGAAAATAGTGTAGCAAACGAGTTTATGATATTAGCAGTGTTATTTTTAGATCTTCCAATAATTTGCAAATCAGATCTAAAAATACCTTCTACAAACAATAAACGTAAAACATTACTACCAATTCTCCACCCTTCTTTAGCAACTGTACCTTTAGCAATCAAAGTATTGCCATCATACTGTACTATCTCTTCGCCATCAAAGAAAGCATCTTCGACAAAATTTCTCAGTGTTAAAATTTGTACAGATGAATATTTTTTAGAAATAGACTGATCGCGGTTAAAATTATACCCATTGTTTACAATTTTAATATTTTTTGGTACGCCAATGGATTGACTAGAAAAATATGCGCTTATATCAGTTTCTATGATTTTAATTTCTGGTTGATACGAATAATTTTTTCCTTTGTTATTTACTAAAATAGCATTAATAGATCCATCAGAATTTTTGGCAACAGAAAATTCTGCCAAAGAACCATCACCAGAAGTTATTATTGCTTTTGGTTTTGAATAATTTTTACCACTATAAACAACACTCACCGAGTCAATTGTTTTTGCAGTAGAATTCCAGTTGGCTTTAACAGTACATTCTGAAGATAATGAAGGACGAACTCCAGTAACAATAGGTAATTTTTTAAATTCTTTGCCTGGATTAGAAATTAAAAATTGATTAATTTGTCCGACAGCGGAAGAAGATGTGGTAGTGTATGAAATAGTACCAGTACCATCGTATGAAGATATTTCACTTAATTCATAGACAAATTTGGTTGGAGTTACATACGTGATAGTTTTTGATCCTTGTAGCGGATCTTCGATAGTTTTTAAATAAGATTTATCAGTTTTTATAATATCGTTTTTGTCAAAATAGAAGTAATTAGTATATTTTGTATCTTTTTTGGGCAATCCAGACTGAACTGAATAGAACGGACCAAATCCAAACTTGATTTCCACAAAAGACCCAACAGATCCTGGTTTTGGAGTACTTCTAGAAGTTTCTAATGTTAAAATATTGTAATTTCCGCTTGGGGAAAATTCGAGGAAACTACCAACCAGCGATTCATTGCTAGTATCAAATTTATACTTATAATAACGTTGAATATCAATAATTGGATTTCTTACCCAATTAGCAGTTAAAGTATTTTGGGTTGAAAATTCAAACTGATACTCAGCATCTTCAATAATTTGATCAATTGATACTAATTTCTTAGGAGTTGATTGATCAAAGAAGGTATAATTTAAATCAACTTTTCTAATAGTTTCTAAAGAAGTTGTTAGACCATAAACAATTGTCAAAATTTGTGTATCAGCATCATAATTCTGAACAATACCTGATTGTGCAGTAGTGCCAATTTCATAATCTTTGGATAAATTATATTTTGATTTGTATAATACAACTGGTTGTAAATTGAAGTGATCTACAGCTGATGTGGATTGTTGTGCCCTAGTTACAGTTACTGTGTTTGTATTTGAATTGATAGTATCTACTTTCAATACTTCTTTACCAATTTTGATCAAATCATTCTGCGATAATCCTTCTACTTTGTTTAATTTTAAAGTAGTTTCAGAAAAAGAGAATCCTACATGGTCAACATCAGCAATAAAATACTGAGTACTGATTGATCCAGAAAGTCTCTGTAAAGAGGTATTTGAAAATGTTACCAAATCTCCTTTTTTATATCCAAAACCTTTTGATGTTATAACAACGTTCGATACCAAACCAGAAGTTACCGTAACGGTAGCTTTGGCATTGCTAGATCCACCAATATTTCCTAATACAGCATTTGAATTAGAAGATCCAACAATTCTTCCTTCAATATCTCTACATTTAGTTTGATCTGAAAAAATTAATTCTACATTAGTGAATGTTTGACTTCCACCAGAAGCATAATCAGCACCACTATTTAAAAATCTTAATCTTCCAATACCAGTGTCGGAAATAATTGAATCAAAAGAAGGAGATTTTAATTTTACTTTTTGATAAATTCTTTTTCTTACATAATACGTGGTTGTGGTTGTAACATCATCTGGGAGAATATCCACATTTACAGTGTCTCCTTCTGCCAAATTGTGTTCAACTGTAGTTGTTGCAATACCAATATTATTGTTTAATTTAAAAATTTTGATATTTTCACTTAATTTGTTTACTTGAGAAATTCTTACTCCAACCGTATCAGTTCTAGTAGAACTGATTAAGAAATAATTTCCATCTACAACAAATTCTCCTTGAGTTACTTTACATTTGATATTATTTTTGTCTTCAGTAGTTTCTAAAATAATAGCTGTTGCTTTTTCACTAACTGCAATAGAAGTTGGTGTATTAGTATTCGTGAGAGTTAAAATAGATCCAGTTAAAGTTGATGAAATTTGAAAAGAATTAATTGTTCTATTTCTGACATAATAAATTGTATCTGCAGAAATACCAGAAAATGTATTTGAGAATACAATAGGTTCTCCATTTACAAATGGGTTAGAAGAAACATTTAAAGTATTGTTTGTAACATTACTAATAATTACTTGTTTACCATTTGTTAATTTTAATGTAGATCCTGCTGTAAAATTAGAAGATTTATCAACGATTAAATTAATAACTTTTGTAGTAGAATAAAGTATATCAGTTAAATTAAATGTGCCGCTAACATTTCTTAGTACAATATTGTTTCCATCCAAAACATCGCCAATAATTTGACCACTGGCGTTTGTGTTTTGCTGATACAAAATATCATCTTTAAACAGATATGCAGTATTTTCAATTTTAATTTGAACTGCTTTAGTTTGTCTATTTTCTAATGAAGAAACAGATTTTCCCTTCACAGAAGATACTTTTGCTACAACACCACTACCTCCAGTTCCAGAGTTATCTACTTCTACTAAACTACCAACTGAAAAATTATTATGACTTCCGAAAATATCTAATGATGATACTGAACCTGAATTGATATTTTCAATATAAGAAAATACTTCTTTTCCATTATCTGGAATATTTGAAGTTCTCAATCTAGTTACCAATTTTGGCAAATCATTTTGAGAAATTTGTTTGCTGTAATTAGAATCTACTGGGATCGAATAAAAATTATTTCCTAAAATATATGGGAAAACTGGGGTATCCTCAGAATTTACAGTTATGAAATAAGCATAAACTCCCTGTGGATATTCTGGCGTTATACAGAACCTTCCGTTATTTTCGTCCAAAGTTCCTAGGCGATGATTATACCTATAATCTTCAACAAATGATCCAAGAGGATATGTTGCAATTGGAGGACCACCAATTCTATTATTTTTCAATTCGTAACTACTAACCATTCTGGTGATAGTAGTTGTGCTATCTAAAGGATTTGTGTATCCATATGGACCATAAATTGGGTTGCCATCGTAAGCATATCCGAGAATTTTTGAATGTTGTAAGGTTGAGAAAGTTGATCCATCTGGATTTAAATTATCTCCAATAGAAATTCTTAAATTTTTTGGATTTCCAACATAAGCATACCCATATCCTAACGATGGATTTATATTTTCAAAGAAATAACCATTATTAGAATCTAATTCATTTTTGAGAACATTAAATCTATTCTTCTTCCATCTTCTAACTGATGCCACAGCTGTTGCGCCATCACCCACAGAAACAATTTTGACCTCTACATTTTCTTGAGTATAAAACTTACCCTCATCTTCTTTGATAAATCCAGTAATTTTGCCATCATTAGAAATAGTAGTACTATATCTGGCAAATCTACCTTTTCCTAATTTATCTACAATTCTTACTTCTGGTGGAGTTGAATAATATTCCCCAGGATTTGTTAATTTTAAACTAGTAATTTTCCCCAAAGTTACAACTGCTGAAGCAGTTCCATTTCTACCCGAAGTGATAGTTACAGTTGGTTCTGGTGGAAAGTATCCCGTCCCACCACCTTCAACAATAATTTCGTCTACCACTTCGCCAGCAAGTATAGATCTTGCTTTTGCTGCTTCAACACCAATTTTTTCTTCAATAAGAATGTATGGGGGATCTTGATATCCTTTTCCTTTTGACGTTAATGTTATTTCGGTTACACCACCAAAAATTACATCATTATCAACACCATTGATTTTTGTGTAGTCTTTATTTCCATAAAAAGGAATACCATTAACAGCAATTCCAACATCAGAATTTGGAGTTTTTGTTACATCTGTACTAACAGATGGAATTTTTTTGATAATTTTTAAAATCTTTTGATCTTCTAGAAGTTTATTCCAAGATGTTTTGCCAAAATCATGAGATGGGAAACCAGATGAGGTAATATAATAATACTGCTCATCTTCGTAAACAGCAGATACATCTGAATTCAGTTTACTTATCTTACTGGTATATGCCGATGGAATTAATGAAGAAGATGGATTTGTTAGAGATTCGTTAATTTTCCATCTGGTATTTCCAGTAAATTTATCATATACAATAGAATCTCTAGTTTCAAATCCAGTTTTTGATTCTTGAACATTATCACCCGAAATTGAATATGGGGAAGCATCGGATACGGTTAAATCATAGATAACACCCAATACAATTAATTTAACTGTTTGGAAGAATCCATTAGAATCTGGGTATTGTGATTCTACAGCAGTGTAATTATAAACTTTAGTCCCAGTTGAATATGCTTGTGGAGTTGATCCTCTATTCTCAATTACAAACTGATTGACATTTTTTGATTTATATGTAATCTGCTCATTATTGATTAAAATTTTGCCAGAAGTGGAATCCCAACCAATAGTTGAAAATACATCAATAGTGCTATCGGCAATATCTAATAAAGTAACTGGTTTTGTTAATTGTGTTTCTGCTGCTACTTTAAATTCACCTACAATACTTTCTGCAGCAAGGATGATCTCATAAAATCCGTTACCCAAATCAATTATATTATCTACAACCGCAAAAGATCTAATAGCATATGGGTCTAAATCATCTGGAGATTGAATAATTTTCTGTCCAATGATATTAGATACATTACCAGAAAGAACTTTAACCTTTAAAGCGTATTTGTTTACCCATTCGCCATTTGATGTTTTAAATGTATAATCTTTTGGATAATATACACTTGGGATATCATCTGCTTCTGTAGATACAATTGAATTAAAAATAAATTTAATTGATTGGTCTGTACCTTTAGATTGATAAAAATATTTGATATTTTTGATAAGAGTTTTCTTATCAACTGTAGGTTTTAAATTTTCTTCTGGAAAAGAAGAGAGATATTGAGATTCAAAGTTTTTTACAAATGCGTAGAGAAATAAATTGCTGATATTGTATACTAAAGTACCAGCAACATAAATTGGTCCCGATACTGTTTGTCCTGAAGATCCTTTACCTACATCAGAATAAGCTACTTCCTTGTATTCTGATTCGCTATACAAATCTCCTAATTTTGTTGTGGCACTTACATTTCTATAACAATTTCTTAGAGCATTTCCTTCTCTTGTTTCGTAAAATATTACCTCATCACCAATCATCACATAACCATTCTTGTCTGGAAAAGAAGAACCATTTGCCAGATTAACAACAATTTCTGTAATTACATTGCTGCCATTTCTTGTTTCTACGATAGAAACTAACTCACTATTTTCCTGTAATAATTTTTTTTCATAAGTATCGATATCTTGATACTTTGTGATATGATTAATAAGGTCTAATGGCTGTCCAGGAGTCTCCAACTGCTCGTAGTATTTTTCTACGAACTTGACAAAATTTGGATAGTCTGTAGAGATAAACTCTGGTAGTTGGTTCTCAACTAGAGTAGAGAAACTTCTTACTTTTCCTGCCATTTACTTCTTACTCTTGGATGATGGTGAATGTGCTTTTGGCAATATCGACATCTAAAAACATTTCACGGACGGCAACGATGTCATTGTATTGAGGTCTCAGTCTTACCTCAATTCTATTATCATCGTAAGTACCTTTGATAATAGTTAAATCAAACATCTGAATTTCTCCAGTAACATAATTAATTTTTCCTAGATTCGAATTGAGAACGATTTTAATACCAGTTTGTGAGTCTAATCTATATAGAACGACTTTGCCATCACGATCTTCAACATAACATGTGTAGTTTGGATATTCTTGAACTACAAATCCAGTGCTTGATAAAGCAAGCTGGTCGTTGTCATAATCAAATGGGTTATTGAAACAAAGTTCATAGTATGCTGTATTATTTAACGAAGGATAAAAATCCTTTCTCATGGTAACTTGAGTTAGGTTAGATCTAACTGATTTATCGGTGCTATCGATAGCACTTACTAATCTACTATATCTAAATTTACCACCAAATTTTTCAGTATCAGAATTTTTGATATAACTTTCAATATTTTTAATAACAGCAGATCTTATGGCATCTGGTGTTTTGTTTGTAAGGGATGATTGTAGGTAAATCTTACTGATTAGTTCGATATACAAAATTGAAGGATCAATAATTTCTGGAGTTACTGAACCAACAGAAAACTTTTTAATTTCAGTTTCAATTTTTCTCTTGGTGTAACTAGTCAAGTAAGCAGCATTAGATGGTTTGATTACAACCTTAACCTTTCCATATTCTGGTGGGATTGCTTCCTCTCCACCATATGAATAGATATCAGCAATAGAAGGGTAGATTCTTCTGCAAATTGCTTCATAGTCTTCAGCAGTTACTGCTCTATTCTGTGTACCGAATAGTGCTGGAGCATTTCGCTTGATCGAATCAATACTCTCAATTGAAGCACCACCATAGGAAGGTGAATTTACCGAAACTGTTACGCCAGTAATTCCAAAGGGAGAACCATTCTCGTCTTCAATTACACCGTTGAATGTGAACACTTTGGCAGAATTAGTTAATTCGCCAGCAGTTACAACATAACTTACTTCAACATATTGACCTGGAGTTAAATTCTTACCTAAAACACCATCACCAAAACTCACTTTATAGTTTTCGTCTTCTACTTCAGTGACAAAGAAAACTTGTGATTGTGGATTTACTGTTAAAATATTCTCAGATAACTTGTAGATCTCAAAAGTAGATGAAGATGCACTATCATAAACGTTTACTCGGATGCTTGAAACATCGATCCCTACGTTGTCTAGGATGACCTCTGGGGCATTGCTACCTACAGTTACATAGGTTTTGATCAACGTGCCTTCATAAATTTTTAAACTCTCGAAAACAGCACTGCCACTATTGACTGCTGCCTTGTAATCATCCTGTAGAATATACTGATACAGTGTGTTATCAATTGTTGTGATGAATCCAGTGCCCCTTCTAAACACTAAGGCATTGATATCACCAACTGCCGAAATATTTACAGAGCAATTGACATCAGCTTCAGGTGCTGTTGCTGATGCTGGAGTGTAACCTAATTGCTTGGCAATAGAAACTACATTGTCTCTGAGCGTTGCCGAATCCAAGAACATCTCATTCGCAACCATATTGGTATTGAATGAAGTGTAATAAGTATTATACGCAAGTAGATCTAGTAAATTACTTAATACAGATCCCTCAAAATCATAATCAGTAAAATCCGAGTTCGCACGTAAGTAATCACGCAACGAATTTCGTATCTCGAAATAATCTAGATTTGTAAGTTGATTATAAGGCATCTTATGCTACCGTTCTTTCTAGGAAAAATTCCAAATTCTGTACATTTTCTGGTTGACCAATGATTGTATACTCAATAATTACATCAAAACCATTGTTATCATAATCAAGTTCGACCTCTACTTCCTTTAAAACTACTCTTGGTTCAAACGCATTAATCGTATAACGTATTTCATCACGAATAATACCAGCAGTAATAAAATCTAATGGTTCAAAAAGAAGCCCAGAGACCTTACAACCAATATTTGGGTTGAAAAATCGCTCTCCAGGCTTAGTAAGTATTAAATTTGTAACTGCCCTTTTGATCGCAGCATCATTTTTTGTTACTAATAGGTCATCAGTAACAGGGTTTTTATCAAAGGTTATGCTGAGATCCTTAAAGGATTTACTGGTGGGCATAAATTTGGTCTATTTATAAACTTATTTATGCTCCATCTGTCGGAGATTTACACCATCCACTCAACATAATCATCAAAACCATCCTTGCCACCACAGAATTTTGATAGTCTATCGCTTGGCGGATCATTTTTCTTTCCCTTTGTCGGAGTCACGCGCTTTTCGGAACCATAATCGGTAATTAATCGAGTGGTGCCCCAGTTTTCGCGCATATAATCTACGTCTCTGTCTGGATTTGGGTGAGTTGCCATCTGTTTTTCCTCAAAATTTGATTGAAACAGAACTTTTTACGGGGTTGCTATCCCGAAAAATCACAAAAAAAGCGGCTAATGCCGCCATTTTTATTTAATTTCCTTGACCACGATAGCGTTTCTTGCGACCATTTCGACTGGTTGCGGCAAGATTCGTGTTTTTTGAACGTCCTTGGGCGCTCATCTTAGGTTTACCAGGAATATAACCTGTCTTGTTGAAACTCGGTGCCTTTGCCATAGAATTTTTCCTCTAACTCTTCATATTATACCACATTTACACGCCGTTGGCAACGTTGATGGTCGGATATTTGAACGGTCCTGGTATTGGTCGATCAGTGCCGAGACCTTTCGTAACATCGCCCTGGACCGCAAACAAAATACCATTCAAATAAACTGATCTATTCTTAGTACAAACCAACACTCTTTTCAATGGATCTGTTAATGGCGTGGTACATGGTCCAGGAGGTGTGTCAGTTGGTCCTGGAACTGGCGTTCGCATACATTCAACATCAGAACATTTTGAACTGTTTTTATAAAACTTCACAGGTTCTGCGTTTGGTTTATTACCTTGTTCGAAAAATACTTTCTTGGCAGTAATAACCTCGCCCTCCAGTGGCGCAGCAGGATAAATGCAACAAAGATTGGTTGATGCAGAATCCTGTGCGTCCTCACCAATTAGAAATGCCATTAATCCTCTAAAACCATCTCTAAAATATTTAGACGACCATAGACATCATCTAATACTTCATTGATCTTTTTATAATCTTCCCCTGGTGGTCGATAATACAACACAAAAGGATCTGGAATGCCACCCACACGCTCCTCTAAGGCACTTAAACGTCTATCAATGTCATTTACTACATCAATTAATCTATTTTCCAAATCCTTTTGGTTTTGGTTTTCCTGGCAGTTCTCCAACATTAATGTCAAACTCGTTCGGAATTTCACTTGCTGTCTCACGGGTCTCTCCAAATGTTGCTACATCACTATAAACTAAATTTCCAGTGTCATCATACGACGAAATTTTTAATTGGTCCCCTTCGTCATATCCACCATTATACCACTTGTCAGCTACCTCTAACATATGATCAGCTAACTTGTCATAATCATTGAATCTTTCATCCTGTATTACATTACCGTTCTTGTCGATAATTGTATAACTTACATCAGTCTTCGTCATTTTCAGTTTCTCCATAAAATTCGGGATCTACACGCTCAAGTAATGCCGTGCCATCTTTGTTCATTCTCCATTCTACCACATCACTCTCGTCCCATCCGAGATTAGTGAGTAACTCTTCTGGAATCGTAATACTATATTCATCGAAGTCTTCGTTGTACTCTACAGTACTCTCATATGCTTTGCTCATATTGATCAAATAAATCTCATTTATATATCAAGTTTTTGTAAGTATTTTTCCCGAAGGTAACCACTTTGCACACTTATGAATTGCTACAGTAAAACTATAAAAATCATCGAATTGAAGATTTACCTGTCTTCCATTCGTGCTGAAAGCATGAATCACCATGGCACCCTGGTCTACTATCACGTAACTTACATTCTCCACAGCATTCTCCAAAGCTCTCTCAATACTATGTAGATATATCCGAACTCTTCCCTTTTGGTCGTTCGAGTTGATAGAGTTGGTTGAGTTGATTGAGGTTTTTGAGTCATTTTTATTTGGGAAAAATTTTTTTTATAAACGTGTAAACACTCTCGCGTTTTCAAAGTTTTGTAGGTTAATAGTATCTATCGATTTTCGCTCGGCCGCGCCGCTATAACGGTATCGTTATAAAATAACTGTCGGCACTGCCCCTGTGCTAGGATGGCGGGTCACCCCGCCGCCAGCGCCTGCTCTAGTCTCTGCTCTAGTTGCTTGATGATCGTTCGCCCCAATCGTTCGCTTTTATTATGGTGGGGGATCGTGCCCCATGCGATGGTAGGGTTGACGGGATGTTCCCATCGTTGGTGCTTACTCATTCGAACGCAGCGGTAACCCATGGCAGCAGCGGCACGGGTGATCTCCTTGGTGGTTCGCATCAGAGGGTAGGGGTATGGTGTGCTAGGATGGTGGGTCAGTTGAAGCAATGGCGGTTGACCCAGACGCCCACGCTAAGGGGGGGCATCAGCACAGCGGCAAGGATGGCACGGCGGGAGACGCCACCGAATCGGTACACGGTCGCCCCGCTGGTGAAGGTCACCCGAACGCTGCCCGTGATGGGGTTGGCAGTCAGGCGGGTGATGGCGCTGCTGTGCTCGGTGTCGATGGGGAGTTGCATGGTTTCGTGGTTGGTTGACTTGTTAATTGTAGACGGTGAGGGGGGGTGGGGGTGCCCCCCCTGTGCCACTCTACAGATCGGACATCATGGCGCAGATCTCCAGTCCGTCGATGGCAGGATCATCCCAGCGGCACCCGTCGGGGGTCTCTTTAGAACCACACTCCCAGAGCAGCGCCACCAGCTCTTGGTAGTTGCCACAGCGGCGGGCAGCATCGTAGAGCCCCTCATCGTTGCCAATCCACAGGGCGACATTCCAGGTCTCCCAGTTTGCCCATCCGTTGAATCCGTTGCTCATGGTCTCTCTCGTTTGGTTGATGTGATTAGTCTACAGGGTCAGGGGTCACCAGCGACCATCCCATGTGGCAGTCTGCCAACCGTCACGCTCCATACGGCGGCGGTCGATCTGCTCATCATCGAAGCGATCATCGAAATCCATATCGAAGATCTCGCCTGGCATGTCTTGAATCTCGGTGAACAGGGTGTCGAATTCCATGGGTTGGGTTGTTTGGTTGACTCTGTTAGTCTAGACGGTGCTCAGTTGCACCAGGCGGCGAGTTGTGCCAGTTCGCCAGCCGTCTCCTGCAGGTTGGATTCGGTCAGACCAGCGAGGCAGGATTCCAGGTCGTCAGGATCCACAGCGTCGATGTCGCCATTGATCTCCCATGCCTGTGCCTCAGCGAGGGCGAGGCAGCGGTCACGAAGGGAGAGGGTGAAGGTCGTTTCGTTTTTCATGCTGTTAGTCTAGACGGTCAGTTGGCATCGAGGGCGGCGATCTGTGCCACCTTCTCTGCTGTCACACGGTCTAGGGTCTGGGCGAGGGCGAACACCGATCCTAGGGTGTTGGCAAACATCAGGCAGATGCCAGCGACCAGGGCAAGACGGATGAGGGAAGCGGTGGGCATGATCAGCGATCGAACTGGGCGAGGGAGGATGGGGCGATGTGAGAGGGTGACCCACAGGAGCGGTAGAAGTCTACCATGCGCTCTGCCTCTGCTAGGGTGGGGAACCACTGCGACCGCCACTCACAAGCATTGTAGGGGGTCTGGTAACGGACTTCGATTCTCATGGGTTGTTTGCTGATGTGTTTAGTATACAGGGTCAGGATGGGGGATCGGGGGCAGCGTGTGCCACCCCCTAGACTGTCCTCAGTTATCAGAGAAGATCGCCACCTGACGATAACCTTTCTCACAAGCGGTGAAATCGTAGCGAAGGGCGCTATCAAACGTCGCTTGCCAATCAATCACCAAAGCACAGGGAACATCGTACAGATCGCTATAATATTGCTCAGCGAAGTCTGCCTCAGATTCGTACCAACCAATGAAGCGAGAATCACAATCTTCGATGTCAGAAAT